ATCGCCGCCTCTTTCCAACCATCTTGCTCGCTCTTGCGCAACTTCATCAAATCCTCAGAGCAGCACTGGTGTTCCTCGGTCTTGATGCGCAGTGCAATCTCAAGTCGCCTTATCTCCGCAGCACATTCGCCGTGCGGGTCTCCATCCGGTTCTTCGTCAAACATTGCTTTGTCCTTTCAAAACCAGCCCAACTCAACGGTCAACAAGGACGCGCCGACAGTCAGCGCCGGTTTAAGTCTGTTCTTGCTCATAATTCATTTCTCCTGTTAAGCGCCGTGAGTCGGCGCGCCTGTTACCTGGGCGTTATACAGGGGGCGGTCCTCCGGTGCCGCCTGCGTGGCGAGGGGCAGCATGGCGAGGGCGAAGATCAGCAGCGGTTTCATAGTCGGGCTCCTCAGTGCTTCGAGGCCGTCATGGACTGGAGGAGGTCGCCCAAGGAGGGGCTGGCGTCATCCTCCTCGCGCTTGCTCAGGAAGGCGCAGCCGTGGTCGTCCAGATAGCTCGCGTCCAGCTCCCACTCCCCCAGCTCCTCCATCTCCTACATCGGGAGGTCCGCGGCGTTCATGAGCACCGGCCAGGCTCGGCTCATCTGCTCCTGGGCGTCCCGCCCGAGTTCGTTCAGCCGCTCCTGAAACTCGCGTTCCAGCTCCGCCTTCTGGGCGTGGGCTTGTTGGTGGATGCCGTGGACGGCCCGGGCGGCGGTCAGGGCGTCTCCGGTGAGACGGATGGTGGTCTTGCGGCTCATAGCGGTTCTCCGGTGATCTGTTCGCCCAAGGACACGATGGTGTCCATCAGGAAGTTCTGCATGGTGCGGGTTTCATCGTACAGCTGGTGGCGGAGGTGGATGAACTCCTCAATCAGCGTCCCGGCCAGCATCTTGGTTCCCATCATCAAGGTGCGCTTGCTGATGTAGATTTTGCCCTCATGCGCCCGGCCCAGGACTTCCTCGCCCAGGAACTCGCTGACAATGATCGGGTAGTCCTGGACGGCGAAGCCCAGCCGCTCGCAGAAGCCCGCGGCCTTCTCCAGCCGGGTCCGTTCCAGCTCGCTCAGGCGCATCGGGGTCGCCTCCTCGTGGAGCTGGTCCATGATCCAGACCTGCGAAGCCTTCAGCGCGGAGCGGGACAGCGAGGAGTCGAAGCTGCGGGCGAGTTCGGAGACGGTCGCCAGGAAGGGCTTGGACGGCTCCACGCCCTCGAACTCCAGCGCATGCTCGAAGGTCGCCTTGGGCGCGGTGACGGCTTTCTTGATCAGGGGAGCCTGTTGGGACTCGCAGAGCCCGCGACGGACGGCGGCGCTGATGTCCCAGGACCACTTGATGGTCCGATCCTCCGTCAGGTCCACCTTCTTCTGGATGTTGTAGGTGAACTGCGAGGGGTTGTCCAGCCGATAGGCTCGCACGCCCCGGTAGTACACGAAGTGCGACGGGCCGGGATGGATGTGGACGGCCTCGTGGCGCTCCAGCGGTTCGGAGGACAGGATGATGTCGGAGCGGGACGCCCAGACATCCAGGAACTTCTCGCCCCGGACCACAATCACGGTTTCGTCCGCGGCGACCTCCGGGACCTCATCGGCCTCGAACACCTCGCCGCGTTCGTCCATCGTGTTGCAATACAGCTCGCGGAAGGCTTGCCACACTTCCCAGGTCTTGCCGACCTCCGTGGTGAAGCCCAGACGGCGTTTGTTCATCGTGACCACGTTGAAGTCATCGACCCGGACGCGATCCCGCTTGATGCCGAACTCCAGCTTGCGCTTCCCAGCGTGAATGGTGATGTCGCAGCCTTCGCGGAGGAGGATGGCGATGGCGTACTTGAGGCCGGTCCCGAAGAAGCCGATGGCCCCGGGGTTCTCCTTCGAGCTGACCCCGAAGGTGGCGATGGACTTGGGGTCAATGACGCCATTGTTGCGGAAGATGATCACGTTGTGACTCCTTTTCTCAGGGTTGTTGAAACAGAATCTTACTCCACACACACTCGCTCATAGCGGTCCGGGAGGGCTCCACACGATCCGGGGGAGCCGTCCGCGTTCACCACGCGCACACACTCCCGGGTCAGGTAGCTGATATGAACCTCCGGGCGGTCCAGATAGTCCGCAAAGGCCCCCGCCAGGCCCCAGAGCAGCAGGACGGCGAAGGCGATCGGAGCAGCCCAGCGGGCGTGGTCACACAACCTCGTCAGCGTCCCACGCATAGCCCCGAAGGCGATTGACTTCAAACTCGAATCGCAACGGGCTTCGCGCAGCAAGTCCTCGTGCGACTTCTTGCGGTTTTGCGCCGCGCGGGATTGGGTGCCTGTGTATGCGGCGGAAGGCTTCTTGTAGTTCATGATGGGTCAGCTCCTTTCCAATCTCGAATCGCGGCGTCAGTATCGGGGGTTGGTTCATTTCTCAACTCGTGTGAAGAAGTATAGTGGGTCAATCCGAAGAAGTAAAGCGATTCAGGTCAATTCCAGCGCGCGGCGGATTTCCCGCCGGACCTGAAGGCGGGCGTTGAGGGCCGCGCGGTGGTCGGAGGAAGTCCGCGAGCACGTCACCATCAGGGGCTTCCCCCTCACGGTGAAGCGGACCTTGTAGTGTCTCCGGCCCTGCTCCACCGTGTAGGCGATCCCCGCCCCCTCCAGCTCCCGCTTCGTTGCTTCCAGCGTCTCGATCATGGGGGCGTCCTCAGAATGGGGGCTTGTCCGACTTCGGGCCGTCCTTCAGAGGCTCCTGGGTCGGCTCTACCTTGGGCCACTCGAACGGGCCGCCAAAGTTCTTGTCCCAGTGCGCCCGGACATGCTCCAGCGGGGGGAGGTGGTACATGTACACGCGCTTCTTGATCATCACCTCGAAGCCGTGTTCATTGGTCCATGGAATCTCCGCCATTTCCTGCTTCGACTGCGGCCAGCCGTCCGGGAAGGCCCGGGCAAGCCACTTGCCGAAGCCGGTGCGGCTCATGCGGAAGTTCCGGCCCTGGTCGCGGAGGTCGTTCACGTAGTCGTCATACAAGCTGTCCTTCACCACCTTGTTCCGCCAGTCCTGGTCGGTCTTGAGCAACCGGCCCTCCCACAGCTTCTCATACATCCACTGGGTTTCCGGCGACATGCTCATGATCTTCTGGTCCTGCAGCGCCCGGGTCTGGGGGACCTGGCGAACCTCGAAGGCGCTCAGGTCATAGGTCAGGAGGAAGTGGAGCAGGTGCTCAAGTCCTCCGTTGTCCAGATCGTCCTTGATGCGCTTGAAATAGGCGTGGTCCTGCTTGTGGCCCTCGCCCACCTCCATGACGAAGAACCGGCGTTCATCCAGACCCGCGGGCACCACCCAATCTTCGTTCGAGGCGAGGACCAGGTGGACATAGTTCGGGGCCGCTTCCGCGTCCACGCCCTTGCCCTCGATCACCAGGTGTTCTTCGGTCACGAGGGTCTTGAGCACGCTTTCGTGCTTCTTGTCCCCGGCGAAGAAAGCCTCATCACCGAACAGCAGGACGGTATCGCGGAGGTGGGCGTTGAAGGAGCCCACCAGGTGCTTCGAGTCGCTGACTTGGAGGTAGTGACGCCCGAACATCGCGCCCAGGACCTTGGCGAAGAAGGACTTGCCGGTGCCACGGCGACCGCGGAGGACCACGGCCACTTCGCCCGGGCCGTCCGGGTGCTGGACCATCCGCGCCATCCACCCGACCAGGTAGTGGTAGTGCTCCGGGTTCCCTGAGCAGACGTTGTCGCGGATGTGGTTCAGGAAGGGCATGTGCTTCTCGCCCGGGAGGGAGTCGCACGCGAACCCGCGCCAGAGGTTGTAGGCTTCTTCGACCTCCTGGCCGGGGGCAAACACGATGGTCTCATATTGGCGGCGCTGGGGGTGATCAATCCAGAAGGCTCCCGCGGCCTTCTCAATGGGCTTGCCCTCCTCCGAGTACCCAACCACTACCTTGATGTGGCGGTAGCGGTTGCGGAAGTCCTCGAAGGACTGCTTGCTGATTTTGGTCCGCTTCATCGCCGGGTCCCAGACCTCGCTGATGATGCGGCACTTCCCGCCGATGTCCGCGATGACGGCGTGCTTCTCGTTGAGCTTGCGCAGCCAAGGGTCCACCGCCTCCTCGTGGGCACGTTCGATCTGCCGCAGGGCGTAGCCTTCCCAGTTCGGCTTGTCTCTGACGCTCGCGGCGATTTCGTTGGAGCCGGTGATCACCGCGAAGATCATTTCATCAGGGACCTCCGCCCGCACGAGGTCGCAGCAGACCTTGAACAGGGCTTCCGACCGGGAGGGGTACTTGGTCGGGTCCAGCGGGTCCTGCCCAGTAGCAATCAGCGCCAGTACGTGGTCGCTGATTGCCTTCCCGTGCTCATGGGCCCACTCCCGCAGCTCCTCCGTCCCGATGTCCGGGACGTTGCCCGTGATCTTCACCTTCGGACGGCCCCCGGCCAGGCCCTGCTCCGCCATCTGGACTCGAACCGCGGGGGTGAATTGTTCGATGGGGTAGCTGGCGTCATTCCACTCCACGAGACGGGCGAGGGTCGGCTGGCGACCCTTCTTGACCTTCTTCGCGGTGGGCATGTTGATCGTGCCCGGGAGGCGCATGATGCGGTCCACGTTGTGGCAGTGGTCCGCCTGAAACACCTTCTCCAGCTGGATGTTATAGGCTTCCAGCTCCTGAGCCTTCGCCACCGATCCGGCGATGTCCAGCTTGTCGGACGGGTTCAGACGCCAAAAGCCCTGATAGCCCCCGCCCGAGTCGATGATGACCGTGGGCTTGGGCGTGTAGGACTGGAGCAGCTTCAGCGCCCGCGCCCGCTCCTCCTCGAAGTCCTCCCCGGCTCGCGGGTCGATGTCCACGTGGAGCCACGCGAGGCGGGCCATGTCCTCCTTCGAGGCTTTCACGTCCATCGCCCGGCGGACCGGGTTCACGTGGAAGTACAGGTTGCGCTTGCCCTGGTGCCCTTCAATCCACTCCGCGGCTTTCTGCCAGCGGTCGGGCATGAATGTGACCGTCTCCGTCTTCCCGTCCGGGATGATGGCCGTCAGGACCCACGGCCCCTCCGGGCACCACTTCTTCAGGAAGTCGATTGCGTCCTTGGTCTTGTGCTTCGGCAGTTCCGCCATTTCCGATCCCCCTCAAAAGCCCCAGTGTTCGCGTAGGCGCTCCACGGGGGCGTTCCCCCTTTCCATTTGAATCAGCCAGAGGCGAGTGCAGCCCAGAGCGGCGGCGATTTCGCGCTGGGTCTTACCCGAGCGGCGGCGGAACAGCAAGCAGACCTCGTGGGGCTTCAGTTGTCCGAGGTGCTGGCGCGGTTGATCGTCCAGGCGGCGGTCCGCTTCCCATTCACGGTAGCGGTCCGGGCGCACCACGTACTCCTTCGCGGCCTCAATCTGATTGAGACCCTTGCGGCGGCGGTGTAGCAATAGGCTTTCGCCTTTGGTTGGTGTCACTGTAGCAGACATGTACAAATCTCCTTAGTTCTTGGGAGGCGTGTCCAACGTGCGACACAGACCTCATACAGGCGTTCTCGCGGAACCTGGCCCAGCATAGCAGCGGCCACCGCTCCATCGAATAGCAACCACTCCGTCTCCCCGACCTTCAGCAGGAGGAAGGCCCGGCCCCCGGCCTTGCGGCGACGGGTCAGCCAGGTCCTCTGCTGGCGGGTGAAGTGGTCCACTCGAAGCGGTCCGCCCCTGGGCGGCCAGCGTTCCGCGAACTTCAATTCAATCCAGCCTTGGTTGTAGTTCACATCCGGGGTCCCGGGCACAATGGGGTTCTCCACGCGCACCGGGTCCAGCGACCGGATGACGGGGCGGAGGGAGTCCCACATTGCGGCTTCAGACATCAACCCACCTCACTTCGATGTTGTAACGGCGGGCGACTTCCAAAGCCTCGTCAATGCGTTGATTCCACTCAGCAACCCACCCCGGATCGCGGCCCGTGTAGTCGATGCCCGGGAAGGCGACCCGCTTCACGCCCGCCTTCCCCGCAGCCTCCATACAGTTCGGACAGCAGGGGAAAGAAGTATAGAGCGTGAAGCCAGTCGCAGGCGAGCCTAAAAAGTTGAGCGCATTGACCTCAGCGTGAACAACACGCTGGTACTTGTACCCGCGGTCAGCGTACAGGGCCGGGTCGTCATCGTGGCCCGGATGGAAGCCGTTGAACCCGGTCGAAGCCACGCTGTTGTTGGGCCGAACCAGGACGGCTCCGACCTTCGTGGAAGGGTCCTTGCTCCACCCCGCGACGTGTTGGGCCAGCGCGACATAGCGGCGGTCCCAGCGGTCTTGACGCTCGCTCATATCAGCCCCTTCTCGTTGGCGATCCATTCGGTGACCGTCAGCGTGACGGTCCGACCGTTCTTGGCCACGTTCTTGATCTGGGATTTCGGCATCCAGACCTCCGACTCACCGCCGTGGTCGATGAGCAGGGCCTTGTCCGTCTCGCGCTTGACGGTACATTCGATGTCCACGGTGTTGTCGTTGCTTTGACGCATGGGGTTCTCCTTCGGTTCGCCCCGGACTTCCTCCGGGGTCAAGCGGGTACACTTTGCGCAGCGTGCGTCCGCGAACAAGTATGTGACCTGCGCGTCACACTGATAGCAGAATTTCATAACATAGAACCTTTTGCCAATTTAATGAGTTCATCTTTGAAGTCTTGTGGCGTTCGGTTTGCCTCTTTTTTGCTGAGAGTTGGTTTGTTCCTATCCTTCCCCCGTGAATCTTGATAACCCACCTGATGCGACCCACTGGGGCGTTCCCAACGTAGTTCGTGAGGTGGGTTCTTGCCGTGATAGTACAACCAAGTTGCTTTGTTTGCCCTGTGTCCGTAGGCGCTTTGCCATACTTCACAAACCCATTCGTGTAGTCCAATACGTTTCCACCCGACCCCTACGGGCTTGGCAATACCGTAAGCCTGCCAGGCTTTTGTCTTTGCTGGGTGTTCAAGCACACCTCCCCAACGAATTACGGACCTCAAAGCTGATTCAAAACAACCATGGTCGTTCCCGGGCCTATTATGTTCACCTCCCCAGCGTTTATAGTTCACGCATGCTAAGGCTCCCCAACGCTGACAAGGGGGGTGTGCTATAACAGGATAGGGTCCAGCATACAAGCGGGCGTCTCGCCCTTCATCCCAAGGGTCCACGTCCGAAATTCCAAAATAAACGCCCCCTGTTTGTACAAATAAAGCAGCAACCGTCATAAATTGTCTCCTTCAAACCCCATGGAGTGACCCCAGCTCTGCCCAATCTCCACGTCCACCTTTGACGGGAGTTCGAGCGGCGTACAAGTCCGCATGATGTGGGCGGCTTCCGCGGCCTCCTTCATGTCGTGGACGCTGAAGGCGATCTCATCATGGACCTGGATGATGATGTCCAGTCCGGCTTCCGCGCAGGCAACCATAGCCATCTTGGTCTGGTCCGCGGAGGAGCCCTGAATCAGCCGGTTCAGGCCCTTGTGCGTCCAGTCGAAGTTCCCGTCACGGTCCTTCGGGAAGCGGCAGCGACGGCCCGACAGCGTGGTGATGTAGCCCACGGCCTTCGCCCGGGCTTCGCAAGCCTTCGCCAGCTTCTTGATGAACGGCACCTTGTGGTCGAAGGTGTCCAGGAGGGCCTGACCCTCCGGCCCCGCGGCCTCGAACCTCCGCGCCCCTTCCGCGACCAGGCGCTGACCCTCCGGGCTGTTCACGTCGAACAACTGGAAGCGGGGGCCGCGCACGGCCATCATAGTCGGGAGCACGAGCTTGCGGCACATCTTCGCCCCGCCCATCCCGTAGGACAGGCCCAGGTAGATTTCCTTGGCGTCCTTGCGCTTGATCCCCGCCATGTCCGCCATCATCTGGTGGTTGTCGGTGTTCGGGTCGTTGCGGTACTTGTCCCGGGCTTCGATTGCGGACAGCCAGGCTTGGTGCCCAATCAGGTCCTTCGCCAAGCAGGCGTAGTGGACCGCCATGCGCGGCTCCTGCTGGCTGTAGTCGTTGGACGCCCAGTGTTGGCCTTCCTCCGGGAGGTATATGGCCCGCCACATCATGGCGAACTCATCCCGAGCCGGTTGCTGCTGGAGGTTCGGGTGTTCGCTGGACAGTCGCCCGTAGGCAGCGCCCGCGGTCCCGTCGCTTTCGTCATCCTTCTGGCGGCGGAGCTGGTTGAACGTCCCGTGGAGGCGACCGTTCACCATGTGGTCCCGGACGGAGCTGGCGAAGGTCGTGCGCAGCTTGTTCACCTTCCGGGCGCGTTCGAGGGCGTCCGCCACGGGGTGGTCGATTGAGCCCAGCAGCTCCTTGTCAATGTTGGGCTTGCCCTGGGAGGTCTTGTTCAGCTTGATGCCGATGTGTTCGAGGGCGGGGGCGATCACCTCCGGCTTCCAGACATCGCCCACGGCGATCCGGTGGCCGGTGATCGACCGGACTTGGGCCAGGGCCTCCGTCTCCTTCTCCAGCGCCCAACGCTCAATCATGTCCAGTCGGTCGCAGTCGATTCGGACGCCCCGGCGGCGAAGGCCCGTGAGGATCGGGAGCAGCTTGGACTCCAGATTGTACACGCCCCAGAGGTCCTGCTCATCAATCTCCCGCTCCTGACGGCGGAGGATGTTCAGAGGCAGGCGCGTGTCCTCCTCCGCGTACTTCCCGACAAACTTGGCCGGGAGCATCCACATGTCCTTCTTCGGGTCAATCCCATAATCGACCGCGGCGGCGCGCAGCAGGGCTTCGTCCTTGCCGTGGAAGCCCCACCGCTCCGCGATAGCCTGCATGCTGTAGCTGTCGTGGAGTTCGCAGATCAGCGGGTCAGCGATCTGGATGTCGCGGAAGTAGCGGACCCGCTCGAACTCGATGCCGTCCCCGGCGAGAAAGTCCAGGTCATACGGGAGGTTGGCCCCCACGAGGTCGCCGGTGAACACCTTTGCCTGGGCGCGGAGGTAGGCCAGCACGCCCTCCAGCGGGAGGTTGCCCCCGCCTTCGTGTCTGATGGGCAAGTACCCGCCCGGGCCGTCCTCGATTGCGAAGCTGATGCCGGTGATGTAGCTGTTCGGGCGACGGCCCGCCCCCGGCCCGAGTTTGCGCAGGTCCGGGTCCCGCGTCTCGCAGTCGATGGCGACCCGCTTGGCCCCCTCCCACGAGGGGAGGGTGTTGAGGTCCGGGGCCACCCAGTCGCTGGAGACGGTCGTGAACAGGGGTGGCTGCATCATGAGCCCTCCCCGTCAAATGCCCGTTGAATGCGGTTCCTGGCGATGTCGAAATAATTGGGTTCGCGTTCGATGCCGATGAACCGGCGGCCCTCGAGGAGCGCCATCTTGCCCGTCGTGCCGCTGCCGAGGAACGGGTCAAACACCGTGTCGCCGGGGTTGGACCAGCTCAGGATGTGATCGCGTGCGAGTGCTTCGGGGAATTGCGCCGGATGCAACGCGCCCTGACCCTGTTTTGCTTTGTCCCACACATTTTGCATAGGCTTAGTAGCCTTAACTACCTTACCCTTGCGCGCTTCGGTCCGGCGCGACTGATAAGACCCATCAGCACTTCTTTGCGTATTGACCCCCGAAGGGGCGCCTGTGTTTTTGGTTGGAATCTCCAAGACATTGAACGACGCTGGTGCACCCTTGGACCAAACAAACATGTACTCAAATGCAGCAGTGTAGCGGCGGCCACTCTTTACTTGAGGAGGTGGGTTGGTCTTTCTCCATATCATCGTGTCATGCAGATTGAACCCACACTCCATCGCATACAAAGCCTGACGGAAGCTGGTCCCCGTCTCGCTGCCATTGATCGTGGCATCGCACACGATCCACACGACCACGCCGCCTTGCTTGGTCACGCGGAACAACTCGCGGATGATGGCCTGCCATTTCTCAGGCGTCCAATCGTTCAGTGTGTCGTTGTATGTCCGCAGGTTGTCATATGGCGGGCTTGTGACGGTCAGGTCCACCGACCCGTCCGACAGCATATCGCGCATCACCTCAAGGCAATCACCTTGAAACAATTTGAACTTGTCCTTCATTTAGACACCATCCCCGTCAAATTCCCGTTGGATGCGGTTCTGGGCAATTTGGAAATAATTGGGTTCGCGCTCGATGCCGATGAACCGGCGGCCCTCAAGGATCGCCATCTTGCCCGTCGTGCCTGAGCCGAGAAACGGGTCAAGAACCGTGTCGCCTTCGTTGGACCAACTTAGGATGTGGTCGCGGGCGAGGGATTCGGGGAATACGGCGGGATGACCTTTGCCATTCGCAGACGTCGATACTAGCCAGAAATTGGGCCGCCGTTTGGTATCGCGAACAATCCTCACCCCTCCTGTAGCCTTCCATCCGTTGACACCAGATGAACCCTTTCGCCCGCGAGTGGCTCCGGCGTGTTTGCACGGCTCTCTGAGGATGTTGGCTGCTTTCGGTCTGCCCTTGCTCCAGACAAACATGAATTCGTGTGCTGCCTGATACTGGTCGAACGAGCCGCCAGGCATTGGGTTGGGCTTGCACCACACCATCGTATCATGCAGATTAAACCCACACTCCATCGCATACAAAGCCTGACGGAAGCTGGTCCCCGTCTCGCTGCCATTGATCGTGGCATCGCCCACGATCCACACGACCACGCCGCCTTGCTTGGTGACGCGGAACAGTTCGCGGATGATTGCCTGCCATTTCTCCGGCGTCCAATCATTCATGGTGCCGTTGTATGTGCGCAAGTTGTCATATGGCGGGCTTGTGACAGTCAGGTCCACCGACCCATCCGACAGCCCTGCCATCACCTCTATGCAATCGCCGAGGTACAATTTGAACTTGTCCTTCATTTAGACACCTCCTCAATCATCTTGCGCAGGAGGTTCAGGGCCGCAGTCAGCTCCGGGTCGGCCTCCCAGAAGGTGAGGATGCGGACCACTTCGGCTTCGTCCTCCGTCAGCCCGTTCGCGGCGGCGAAGGCGTCCGGGGTAATGACCACGGGGGCGGAGCGGGGCAGCAGGACCCCGTTGCGGTACAGGTCCTGGACCTTCTCCACGTAGTGGATCGCCTTCTCAAGGTCCTGGCGCGGGTCCTCGTGCTTCTTGCGGTTGCGGGTCGCGTACTTGGTCGCGCAGCCTTCGGTGTAGCGGAGGCCGTTCAGCTCCACGTAGTCCCAGTGTTGGACGGGCGAGCGGTAGTGCTCACCGCCCACTTGCTTTTCGTTCACGCTCATCTTGTAACTCCTTCATCAGTTCCCGGAGCCGGAGTGTCTGCTGGCGGTACAAGTACCCAAAACACCCGTGCTCCCCGTTCATCATATCTGTATGGACCTTGCGGAGGTGCGCAGCGAGTTCTTCCACCGTGTCGAAGGCGTAGAACTTCAGCTGCGGGTCCTCCGCCCAATCACGTCGCAGCTTCTCCAAGTCCATCGCGCACCACCTCCTCGAAGAAGTCCGAGAGACGGCGATGCGGCTGGTGCTTCGCTGCCACGTAGAAGGCGCGGACGGGTTCGGGCAGGCTACCCTCCAGGCCCCGCTTCTCCGTCACCGCCTCGCATGCCCTCCGCATGGCCGTGACCGCTTCGTTGCCCAGGGCTTCTTCCTCCCGGCACCACAGCCACAGTTCGAGGGTGTCCACGGCCTTCAACCAGTCCTCCTCGTCAGGGAGAAGGCCCGGGAGCAGGCCCATGGTCGCCCGCACGCGGCGTTCCGCCTCCTCATACACCTTCCCGAGTTCGGAGTGGGTCCACTTCGCCGGGGCCGGGATGTCGCCCAACCACCGCTCCGCGCAGTCGTGCCACTGGACCGCCTTGATCAGGTTCAGCGACGGGTTCGGGTGGAGCAGCAGCAGGAGGCTCACGGCCCCGTAGCTGTGCTGGGCGATGTTGTACTGACCGTGGTGCGGAACGATGTGACACCGGCGGACCGTCCCGGCCTCCCGGGTCGCGGCGATCCGGGTCAGGAGCGGGCGGGCGGCGCGGCGGTTCAGCTCCTCCGCCTCGCGCTCCTCGTCATGAATCTTGCTCATCAGGCTTCCCATTGTTCCGTCTCCTCACTCATACGCCACGCCATCGTCCATCGCCCGGGCCTTGCGAGCCTCGAAGGCGGCGCGGCGGCGTTCGATCCATTCCACCCCGGCCAGCTTCCAGTCGGTGGCGGCGACGTTGTCCAGCTCCGCCAAGGCGGCGTCGAAGCGGGAGGGGTTGGATACCTTCTTGAAAGCCTGGTGGGCCTTGAGCATCGGGATCGCCACGCGACGGAAGAAGTGGTCACGGAAGCCCACGGCGTCCGGCTCGCTCAGGAACATCATCAGCTCCTGGTTCCACTCCTCCGGGTCCGTGGACATCAGCGGGTAGGGCTCCGCGATCCCGGCGGCGTAGGGGTCGGGCGTCTCCTTCCCGGTCATCGGGTTGGCGGCGAGTTCCGCGAGCGGGGCGACCTTGTCCAGCACCTCCTCATAGGCGTGGAAGTTGGCGCTGACTTGGCGATAGATGCCCTGTTCAACCCCGACACTCCGGGCGACGTACTCATGGAGGTAGCTGAAGTGGACCGCGTTGGCCCCGTAGGCTCCCCAGATCAGGTCGTTGGAGCGGTTGGTCACGGTCATGTCCAGGCGACCGTCGCAGGCGATCTGGAAGATGGCCTGAAGGTTGCACGGGAGGTCCTTGCCTTGGCGGCCCAGGTCCGCGTCCGCGTCCCACATCGACAGGACCTGGCGGCGGTCATCGCGGTTCGCCTTCAGGGCGGCGATGATCTTGGGCAGCTGGTCCTCGAAGAAGTGCTGGCGCCAGCGGAAGCCGTAGGCCCCGTGGAAGGTCACGCCGTCATCCGAGTAGCTGCGCACGCGATCCACGAAGCGGGCAACGTACTCCACGTCATTGCGTCCGCCCAGCATCCAGAGGCTTTCCATCAGGTGGAAGAAGGGGTTGGCGTCCCGTTCCGCCCAGAACAGCACGCGCTCCGCCGGGCGGAGGTACACGGTGGTGACGGGTTCCGGGAACATGAACACGGGGCCGTTGCGCGAGTCGCGGCGGACGCCCTCGAAGGACAGTTGATACAGGGCCTCCGGGAGGGCCTGTTGTACGTTGCGGGTCTTGATGACTTTCATGCTGATTGTTCCTTTTCCACAAATATCTTGCGTTGATAGGACCTGCGGCGCATTTCCTCCGAGGAGGTTTGAGCAGCCATTTTGCGTAGTCGGTCGGTTTGTAGCCGTCCCACTTGACTCCAGACTTCTTTGCCGGGGTCACTGGTTTCCGTCCAGGTTGCCCGTCCGAGCTTCCCGGCTGCGTGTTGGGCCTTGGCGCGTTCGCTCAGCAACCGCCGGTGTTCCGGGTCCGAGACGCGGCGGGAGGCTCCCGCACGCATCTTTTGACGGATTTCTTCAGTCACCGCCCGCCCCTTGCCATGTAGCTTCGCGTGCTCCGCCCGTGTGAGCAATTGCAGGTTTTGATAGTCGTTGTTGGTCTTGTCTTCGTCCCGATGGTGGAGGACGTACCCCCGAGGAACCGGGGAGTTGCCGTGAGACTCCCAGACATAGTGGTGCTCGCGCTTCCACTTTCCGTCCGGGAGTTTCACCCACCAGTAGCCGTAGAATTTGTCAAAACGACGTTTCATGTTTATTCACAAAGGCTGTGCTTTGGTCCAGTCATAACGGGACCTAGTATAACCCCGTTCCCACTTTGCGAACTCGCAAAGTGAGTGCTCGATGTCCCGCATCTCAAAGCGGGGGTTGACGTCACAGGGCTCCCCGAAGGTCGCGTTGAAGCCCGGCTCATCCAGGGCGTTCAGCTCCTTCATGAGTTTGAACATTTCCGCGTTCGTCTGCTCCGGGCGGGGCTTCGCGGCGAGGTCGCGCCCATACAGGCGGTTGAGCCCGCGGATCGCCCCGGGACCGGCGTTGGCCCAAGCCCAGATGTCCGGGGCGTTGCGCAGGTAGCGGGTGTGGCGGAGGTCGGTCACCACCTCATAGGCCATGAACGGACCCCAGCCGATGTAGCGTTGCTGCTGGAACTTCTCCCAGACGGTTTCGAGCCGGTTGAAGGACCGGAGGACGCCCGGAGTGGTTTCCAGCATCCGCTGCCATTCCTCGCGGTCCTCCCAGAGACGGCCCAGGACAATCTCCGCGATGTAGCGGTGCTTGGTCCAGCTGTACCACTCCTTGGAGGGGTCGGACTCCGCGCGGATCATGTAGGCTCCTGTGTACACCTTGTTGCCCGCGGCGGCGTAGTCCTCCAGGGCCTTCGTCAGCTTCGCGGGCTCGAAGCCCTCCTCATCGGGCCAGGTTCCCGGCTCCGCTTCGTCCATCAGGTAGCGGAGGGTGTCCGGCCAGTTGATGTAGCGGGCGACGGCGAGCATGAACCAGAGGTGCGGGTGGTCCGCGTAGGGCTGGCGGATGTTCTGGTCAATCCAGATCGTCACGGTGTCCAGCTCGCGGAAGATGTTACAGAACCGACCATCACGCAGAACCGGGTCCGCGGTCCAGGGGCCGGGCTTCCCGGCTTTGCGGTCCAAGTAGATGTCGTGCCGGGCCTTCATGAAGGCGGCGATGTCGTTGATGCGGGGCGTGGTCATAGTCGGGGTCCTCAGCCCAAGTTCTCGATGACGGCCTTGATGTCCTTCAGGGCCGTCTCCCAGTGGATGTCGCGGACCGTCTCGCCGTCCGCCAGGGCCTTCTCGCGGACCCGGGCGATGGTGCGGTGCTTGTCGGCCACCTGGTCCTCCTTGATGGGCTTCCCGCCGTTGCGCTCCTGGATGCGCTTCAGGCAGACTTCGAGCGGCGTGTCCAGGAAGGCCCAGATCATTCCGCCGTTCGCCTTCGACCACTCCTGCCACGGACCGTAGATGGTGCTGACCACCACGCCCTCGAACAGGACCGCCTTCACGTCCGGGTCCCGCCCAACCAGCTCCGCGACGGCCTTGGCCGCGGCTTGGGTCTTGATCCGGTCCAGACCGGCGGTGGTCGCTCCGGCGGCGGTGGGGGTGTAGTCCCCGATGATGGCGATGCCGTCCGGGGCATACGTCACCGGGATCGGCTTGTGGTCCGGGACGATGACGTTGATGACGCGGCAAAGCGGATCGCGGGCCAGGCAGCGCAGCAGGGTGGTCTTGCCGGAGCCGTTACAGCCCCGCACGTTGATGTACTTCATCTTGGTTCTCCATTTCAGTTGAAAACGGCGGAGCCGGAGCCCCGCCCGGGTTGCTCAGTCAATCTGCGTGATCGGGATGATCTTGCGCTCGCCGCCGTCCTCCTCCGGCGGGGTCGGTTCCACGATCTTCTTGAAGTCAGGCGAGCGCAGAGCCTTCGCCGCCCCGAACAGCTCCGAACCGCAGCGGGGCTTGCCCTCGTTGTCGTCCGCGCAGTGGAGACAGCCGGTGGGGGCACACTCCTTGACCTCCTGGAAGGGCTGGCCCAGATCGGTCCGGGTGAACATCGGGACGCGCTGGCCGTGGCACTGGTCCGCGGTGATCATTTCGCGGCCCATCGAAAGCCAGGCCGGTTCGCCGGTTCCGGGCTTCCCGCGGCGGTACTCATAGCACGTCGCGTAGGTCATGCCCAGCTCCGTCGCCCACTTCCGGTACAGCTGGTGGGCTTCGACCCGGTACGGCTCCGCGATGGTCTTTTGGGCTCCGGCCTGGTTCTCCGTGAACAGGTCCGTGAAGGCTTTGGTGCGCTCCGGCCCGAACCGCTTGTGGAGGCGTTCGATCATCGCCGGTGCCCAGCTGTAGCCCGCCTCGACAAACTTCACGATCACGTGGTTGTTTCCGACCGCGGCCAGGCGCTCGAACAGGTGGCGGATGTCGTCATGGGTCACGATCCCCGGGACCACCGGATTCACCTGAATGGACGTGTAGATGCACTGACGGCGCAGCTCCGCGATTTCGTCAATATGGTCCTGGAGGGAAATGGCCCCGGGGGACAGCTTGTGCCAGTCGCGGTCGTTGCCGGTGTTCAGCGACTTCTGGGCGTAGCTGTAGGTGTTCCGCTTCAGGAGGTCGATGGCCCAGGACGGATAGCTGAGACGGCTCAGGAAGAAGATGGGCAGGCCCGACTCCACGAAGGCTTCCGCCCCTTGCTGGGTGTTGTGGTACACGTCCTCAATCGGCAGGAAGGGGTCCGTGAAGCTGGAGAAGTAGCCCGCGGCGCTGGTCCGGGTCTTGGACAGCATGTTGCGGACTTGATCGCCGTAGTTCACCGGGACGCTGATGAGGCCGGTGCCGCGATAGCCCCGGAACCCGCTGTTGACGTAGCAGAAGGCGCAGCCCACGGTGCAATAGCCCCCATACGGCTCCGTCAGGATCGCCTCGCTGAAGCAGGGGCGGGCGCGGGAGCCTCGCTTGTCGTTGTGCTTGTCCTGGTACCAGCCCTGAAGGGGCTTGGCGTTCGGGATGCGGATATGCGGGAGGTATGTGACGTCATTGAAGCCAAGATACACCTTGACCTCCTTCTTGTCGTCATCCTTCGCGTTGCGGACCATCCCCACCTTCGCCATGCGGAACTTCGCGCGCATGCCGGTCAGCGGGTCCTCCTCCTCCTCGATTGGGCCCAGGAACTCCCGTTGGTTCGGGTCCGGGCGCATGAAATAGCGGTAGGCTTCCTGGGCCGCTTCCCCAGTATCGCCTTCCAGCCACTGCTTGTGGTCAAACTCAGATTGCATCAGTAAATCTCCCATCAGGGGTTCTCGAACGATCCCGGGCGAAGTCTCGAACGGAAGGCATTTCAAGCCCCTTGTTCCAACCCCCGGGGGTGACTAGCCGGTTCCGCCTCTTGGCGTCCTGCATATTATCCGTCTGCGTTCCGACATACAGGTGGTCCGGGTTCACGCACCACGGGTTATCGCAGTGGTGGAGTATATAGGCCCCCTCCGGGATCGGTCCGCGGTATAACTCCCAGGCGGCGCGGCTCGCAATCCACTCGCGTCCCCGCATCCTGAAATGACCCTTCTCGCCGTTCACAGACGCCCCGACCCAAAGCCAACAGCCACTGTTGGGTTCCGGCAGGTATCGTTCTTCAAACTTCTGGATGTCTGTCTTCATGAGAAAAAGTCTAGTGCCTAACGGCTAATAAGTAAAGTGATGAATAGTGTATCAGTCGTCACCGATGTTCCAAAACACTACAGGCCCCCAGGCCCGTACCTCCTCCGGGTCCCGAGCGGACAACCAATGATACGCCTTCAAGTCATAGAACTTGTTGCAAGGAAATGGTGCCGTCGCACTTTTGGGGGCCGCGTCCGCGTACCCGTAGCCCTCGTCAATGAACTTGATCCGGTCGCCCAAGGTCAGTCCCGCGGCCTTCTCGATGTACTCCCGGGTGGCGTCCTGGCTCCGCGAGTAACCCATGTGAAGGATGACGTTGTAGTTGCGGAGCAGGCCCGCCTCCTCGAAGCCCTTGAGCACCCCGGCGGCGACCGTCCCCGAGCTGATACTGATGACCAGGGTCCCGGAGTCCGGGAGGTGCGGGGCGGTGCGGACGGCCTCCGCGGCGTTCTCCGTGATCGACTCCGGGAGCTTCAGGGCGTTCGGCATCAGGTAGCTGTCGTGGTAGTTCTCCCGCAGGTGCTTCTTGGCCGTATGGTACAGGATCGCGGAGCGGCCCGCCGGGATGTCCACGAGGTCCGCCCCGAGCTGGCGAGCGTGCTGCTGTTGGACGCGCGGGGCGTCCGCGGCCCCGTCGCGCTTGAAGCGGGGCCAGTAGTCCACGGCCTGTTTCCCGAGCTGCTGGCAGACGTAGGCGACCGCCCAGCCCGCCTTCGAGTGGTATGTGTCCAGACAGCCGATGGTGGTCTCAGGCCGGTTCTTGATATGGGCTACAACTCCGCGAATCTTGCTGAAGGACGGACCCGGGAGCGGGGCGCACAGGTCCTCCCGCTTCACGAGGATCGGGACCCCGTTGAGCTCATAGGTTTCGACCGGGGTGTTGTTGACGATCATCTCACTGCTCCTTGGGCATGTGGTTGAGGAAGGCCCGCGCGGCGGAGCAGCGGCCCGCCCACGGTTCGAGCCCGCCGTTGATTTCCCGGATGTCGTTCCAGAGCGGGTAATGGCCATTCATGTGGGACTTCCATTTACACAGGACCGTCTCGACTTCCTGGATGTTCACGGGGCGGTCGCTCAAGGGCGGGGCTGCGAGGTCCGCGAACCGCCCAATCAGGTAGTCCGCGACCCCGGACAGGATCGCCTCGCGCTTGGGCTTCGCGTTCTCCGGGTACTTGTGAGCCTCGCGCTGCTCCCACAGCATCATCGCGGCCTTCTCCGGGTCCTTGAACATGAACACGGCGGCGTTGTCGAAGTCCACCGGGACCTCCATCACCCGGTCCATCATGTCCGCGATCTTGAAGCCGATCCACGGACCGAAGCCGTTGTGCTCCTGGGCGCGGGCGGAGACGGTGCGGAAGGGCAGGCGATCATCCTCCGTCGCCCGGGCTCCCACGTACAGGGCCATGTTCTCCGGGCGGTCGCCGTAGCGGGCCTGGATGGAGGTCACGGAGTCCACGGCGATCTTGGCCCTGTAGTGGCGGCGCTCGTGTCCCCGGGGCCAGCGTCCTCCGGCGGGCGTCTCCTCCTCGTTGCGGGCCGCGACCATCATCCAGTGCCAGAACTCCTCGCCCTCCTTCTCGCTGAGGAAGGAGGCGACACCGGCGTGGTAGAAGCACCAATATGCGAGGAGCCAACGGCAGAGCTGCGGCACGGAGAAGTCCCCCGCCTGCTCCGCCCGAACCAGGGCCGTGTAGATGGGGTCCAGATCGCCGGTGGTGATCAGGTGGCGGCCCAACGTCTCGATGTCCAGCCGGGGGTAGTTTCTGCTCATTGTACAAGTCTCGTGATAAGCCCCGGTTTTCCGGGGCTGGTTGTTGTTAGACGGCCAGGCGGGTCTGGCGGGCGTCAGCCTTCGGGGCGGACTTCAGCGGCTTGTGGGCCGTGATCGCGTGGCCTTCCGGGACCACGATGTGGAACCGCTCAGTGCCGTCCGCGTCGAAGGCGGAGCGGACCCCGTAGCCCTTCAGCTTCATGTCCCAGCCGAAGCCGGAGCGCACCGTGGCTTCGGTCCAGGGCTTGTTGCCGCCACTCAGGGCTTCGATCAGTTCGGCCATGGTCGCACCGTTGGGGCGGGACAGCATGTCCAGGAGCATGGCCTGCTTCGAGCCCTCGCGGCAGGGGATCGGGGCGTGGCCCGGGGCGACCAGGTTGGTGCCGCGCGGGGCGCGGGCCTTCTTCTCCTCCGCGGACTTCGGAGCCTTCTGGGCCTTCGGAGCAGCGACGGGGGCGGGGGTTGCGGTTTCGTTCACGGTTTCGACCTTCTGGGGTTCGGCCTTCACCGGCTCCGCCTCAACTTCCGGGTGGGCTTCGGCGTACCGCTGAAGCATCTTCCAGGTGCGGGACACGGCGGACTTCTTGTCAGCGAATCGGCGGACGTTCTGGACGGACTCGCCGTTGCGGAAGGTGCCGATGACCTCGTTGTACAGCTCGACCAGGGCCGGGCCAGACAGCTCGTTCAGGGAGGCTTCGGTGTAGGCGACGTTGTTGAAGTTGATGGCGGTGGTGTTCATGACAGGCTCCTTTTCTGGGTTGAGCGGTCTTGCGTTTGCTCGACCGTTGAAAGAAGTATAGTGGCGCATCCCGAAGAAGTAAAGTGGGGCGGGCAACTTTTTTGACTTTCAGGGAAAACCCCTAGTTGCTCGCCCCTTCCCTCACTCACTCACACTCACGGCGACCCGTGGCCGGGTCGATGCGGCACTGGCTTGCCGGCTCCTCCGCCTGGGCGTCCGCTTCGGGCTCGCCGCCGTCATCCTTCACCACGAGGATGCCCGACCGCTTCCCGCCCAAGCGGAAGGTGGTGCAGCCCTTCGCCCCGCCTTCCCAGGCGCTCACGTACACGTTCTTGAAGTCCTCCCAGCTGATGTCGGAAGGCACGTTGCAGGTCTTGCTCACCGCGGAATCGACCCGCTGGGCGGCGACGGTCAGGGCGGCGACGTGTTCCTGGACGGTGACGCGGGAGCAAGCCTTGCCGCGGACCCCGAACACGCGGGCACCGTAGTCCTCCACCGTCTCCACCCGCGGGCCGCTGAACTCGATCACGGTGCGGTCGAAGCTGTAGGCGAACACCGGCTCAATCCCGGAGCTGACGTTGTCGGCGCACAGGCTGATGGTCCCGGTCGGGGCGATGGAAGTGAGGTGGGAGTTGCGGATGCCGTATTTGGCGATGGCGTCCCGCACGTCCTCGCGGAGGGTCTTGATGAACTGGCCCTGCAGGTACTTGTCCTTGTCGAACTTCGGGAAGGAGCCCTTGACCTTGGCGATGTGGGCGCTGGCCAGGTAGGACTCATCACGCAGCGTGTCCAGCACCTCCGCCTCGAAGGCGAGGAAGGCGGGCGAACCGTACTCATGGCCCAGGGCTTCGGCAGCGTTGGCCAGGCCGGTGATCCCGAGGCCCATGCGGCGCTTGTCCTTGGCTTCCTGCTTCTGTTGCGGCAGCGGGTAGATCGCGCGATCAACCACGTTGTCCATCGCGCGGACCACCTGCGGGATGTCCTCGCGGTACTGGTCCCAGTCGAAGGCGTAGCGGCCCACGCCGTCCTTGAAGATGTACTTGACCAGGTTGAAGGAGCCCAACAAGCAGGCACCGTAGGGCGGGAGCGGTTGCTCACCGCAGGGGTTCGTGGCGGCGATGGTCTCGCAGTACCAGAGGTTGTTCATGCGGTTGATCGCGTCGATGAACAGCACCCCGGGCTCCGCCCAGTCCCAGGTCCCGCGCATGATCGCGTCCCACAGCGCCCGGGCGTCCACTTCGCGGTAGGTCCGGCCCTCGAAGGTGAGGGGGAACGGCTCGCCGGAGGCGACGCACTCCATGAACTTGTCGGTGATGGCGACGGAGACGTTGAAGCCGGTCAGCTTCAGGGTCTGCTGAAGGGACATGACCAACTGCTGCTTCTGGGCTCCCTCCGGGAGTTCGGCCACGAGGTCCCAGAGCGGCTGAACGTCCTTCCCGGGTTGCTTGGCGTGAATGAACTCCTCGATGTCGGGATGGTCCACGCGCATCACCCCCATCTGGGCTCCGCGGCGATGGCCGGAGGAGGCGACGCACTTGCAGATCGCGTCGAAGATGTGCATGAAGCTGATGGGGCCGGAGGAGTGGGACTGGAGCTTGCGGATCAGGTCGCCGCGAGGACGGAGGGTGCTGAAGTCATAGCCGATCCCGCCGCCCATCCGCATCGTGGCTGCGGCTTCCGCGGCCCGGACCATGATGGAGCCTTCGCCGTCCACGAAGCTGTCGTTGATCGTCCCGGAGACGTAGCAGTTGTACGGCGTCACCTGGCGGGTGGAGCCCATCGCGGACTGTATGCGACCGGCGGGCAGGAAGCGCACGCCCAGGAGGGCGTCCCGGAAGTCCGCGAAGTGCTGGTCATCGTCCTTCAGGGCCGCGGCGATCCGGTTCATGGCCTCGCGGAAGGACTCGCCGCTGCCGCGGTACTTCTGGGCGTGTAGTTCTTGTGAGTAGGGTACTTGAGGACCGTGCATTTTGCGAGTCTCCTTGAAGGGTTGAGGGCTTTCTATCATATCGTTGCTCCTGTTCTTGTGCTACATCATAACGAGGTCGATGCGTTCCGCGGCCCGGGTAATGGCGGTGTACAACCATTCCTTCCGGTCCTTCCCGTACCACTCATCAAACAGCAGGACGTTGTTCCACTGGGAGCCCTGCGACTTGTGGACGGTGAGCGCATAACCATAGTCGAACTCCTCCGCGTCCTTCCGCTCCCAATACTCCGGCTTGTTGCCGTGGAAGTAGTGGGGGTGGGCGCTGACTTCGACCTTCGCGCCGTCCTCGCCTTCGATGTCCATGATGACATAGTCGCCGTCGAAGATCGTGTCACGGCGGACCTTCCAGGGCTGGCCGTTGAGCAGGCCCACCTCGTGGTTGTTGCGGAGGCACACCAGCTTGTCGCCTTCCTGGGGCAGGGCGTTCGTCCGCCCGAGGAGTTCCCGGGCACGTCCGTTGCTCGTGATTCTCGTGGCGTTCCTGCCAACGAGGAGCTGGTCAGTGGACAGTACCATGTCCCGGAGTTCTTCGCGTGGCAGGCGGCCATAGGGAATCACGCGGCTGGCACCGTAGTCGCCGGGGCGGAGCACGCGGCCCTCGCGGACCTCCTTGGACATCCAGATGATCGGGTTGTCCTGGGCCTGGCGGTGAATCTCCGTGAGCAGGATGTCGGGCTTGTTCTTGAAGAAGGGGGTGCCGCCCACGGGCGGGAGCTGTCCGGGATCGCCCAGGGCGAGGATCGGGCAACCGAAGCTGAGCAAGTCCTCCCCCATCTGCTCGTCAATCATGGAATACTCATCCACCACGAGCAGCGCGGCCTCGAACAGGGGCGACTCCGTGTTGAGCTGGAACATCGGGCGGGCGAGGTTGATCTGCTCCGCCTTGATCGCCGCATCGACCTTCTCCACGAGGGTTTCCGGGACGGGCTTGTGAGTGAGGAGCCGCGCCCGCTCCGCTTGGAGTTCCTTCAGGCGCTGCTGCGACTTGTCCTTGGGCGTGTAGATGAGCTTGTGAATGGTACTCACGTTGGTCGCCCCGGACTTCGTGAGGACGTGAGCGGCCTTGCCGGTGTAGGCGGCGAAGTACACGGGACCGTTGACGGTCGCGGCGAGGTGTTTGGCCATGGTGGTCTTGCCGGTTCCGGCGTACCCGGCGAGCTGGAACACGGGCTTGTCCCGGGTCTTGAGCCACCGCCCAACCCGGTCCAGCGCGGTCTGCTGTTGCGGACTCCACATGATGATCGTTCTCCGTTTCTGATGAAAAGAAGGGGGCCACGAAGGCCCCCTGAAGGTACGGCCCGAGGGGGCGGGCCGTCCGGGTCGGTCCTCCCGGTAGATCAGAACACCGGCTTGCCGCCGCCTGCGCCCTGGGCTTCTTCGTCCGCGGAGCCCGGAGCCTGCGACTCATAGGCAGCGCGGGCCTTGCCCTGCTCGATCATCGACTTGGTGTTCACGGCGGACTGGAACAGCGGGTCGTCGGGCAGGAGGCGAGCCTGCTGGGCGTTCTCGCCGTCGAAGGCGATGGCGTCCCAGTTGAAGAACTGGCCCTTGTTGTTCTTATCGCTCACGGTCTTGAGGCGGTAGCGGTGGGCGAACAGCGGAGCCGGAATGCGGCGACCGTCCGGCAGCGGAATCTGGATGGTCTTGGCCTTGGTCATCCAGCCCTTGTACTTCTTGATCTTCGTGGAGCTGAAGGCCAGGACCGCTTCCGAGGCGTTGCCGTCATCATCCAGCGCGATGCCGTACACATAGAAGGTTTCGATCAGCTCGTTGCCGTCCGGGGTGCTGTACTTGCCATACTCCGCGGACGCGGCCTTGGCGTGGTTCACCAGATCGCTGTTGACTTCGTGGATGCCCACGAAACCGCCGCCCGCATTGCGGGGCTTCCACTCCACGTACACGTGCTGGGTGGTCGCCGGGACGAAGGCGATGCCCTTCTTGCCGTCCCAGACTTCGCCGGTCACGGTGTTCAGGATCATGCCCTGGCGCAGGCTGTCGTTCTCCTGGAGCTGCGGGCTGAGGGCCTGAAGAATCTGGAGGAACGGGATGCTGTAGTCATCGCTGGTCTGGTTCTCGAAACCCGCGCCCGCGTAGTCGGCATATGCGCCATACTCCGCCATTGCGGTGTTCTGTTCCTTCACTGCGACATCGGTGGTCTTGCTATCGGTCTTGGCCATGGTGTGGCTCCTTCGGTTCAATGTGAGCGGGTCGATTGGGCCCCCGGTCGAATAGCCCTGCCGTCTCACCGGCTGTACCCGCTGTCACCCGCGGGGCGGTTCGGTCGGGAGGAAGGCCCGGGGCCGTCCTCCGGCATTCTGGTCACACTTCGATCTTGGACACGCGCTGACGATGGACCCCGAACAGGTCCAGGGGGACTTCCTCGCCTTCACGCAGCTTCTCGCGGACGAAAGCGGCAATGGTCGAAGGATGGACGCTGGCGTTGTCGTCCACCTCGAACTCGTCCGCGAGACGCTGGCGCAGTTCGTCAGCCTTCTCGTCCTCGCCCTTGCCGAATGCGACGGCGACCACGCGCTTGATCATCGCGGCGTGGCCGTTCTGCTTGAGCCAGGCGAATGCGAGCGGGGCCTTGGCCTTCGGGATGCTGGCGCGGATCGTCTCGTCAATCTTGATCTTCAGGCCGGTGGTGGTCTTGAACTCGCCAATGCCGATCTGGTCCATGAGTTCGGGCACCTGGCGCTCCGCGATGCCGCGGAGTTCTTCGCGGGCCTTGTTGAGCTGGGCTTCGAGGTCTGCGACCTTCGACTGGGCAGCGGCCTGTTGTTCGGCCAGCTGAGTGAGTTGGCTCAGTTCGCCACCGGCGGTCTGAGGTTGGACATAGTCCAGGTATGCGTTTTCACTTGACATGTGATTCTCCGTTTCTTCGGTGAGGGGGTATCCCAATCACGCTGAAGAAGTATAGCCGGTCAATCGGAAGAAGTAAAGAGGCCCGAGGCGTCCACCGCGATGTAGCGGTGGTCCTTGCCGCTCCACTGGAGCATGGACACGTCCCCGTCATTGGCGTCCGCGGCGATGGCGACGGCGAACCCGATCAGGACCGGATTGCCCACGAGCAGGAGGTGGTCCCCCTGCCCGAAGTCGGCCAGCTTCTCCTTCAGCTCATCAATGATTGGCTCCGGGCGGAAGGGGGCCGCGGTCGGGCTGAGCAAGTACACCAGCTCACCGAACTCCTCCGCCGGGGCGAGGTTGAATTTGGGCTCGAACCGCTGCTTGTCGCGGTCCCAGCGGTGTTGGTTCTGTACAACAAATACACGGCTCATAGTAGTCTCACAACCAGTCTTTGAGGCGGTCGCCGGTGATCTGGCTCGCCACGTTGAATTTGTTCCTCAACGCTTCCACCACATTCTCATCCACGGAGTCCTCAGCCACGAGGTCGATGTACAGCACGTTGTTGGTCTGTCCGATCCGGTGTGCGCGGTCCTCCGACTGAAGGCGGTCGATCAGCTTGAAGCTGTTGGAATAATAGATGACAGTCTTGGCTGCCGTCAAGGTCAGACCCGTCGCCCCCGCCGCGGGGTTGCCCACGAACACGCGGGCCTGCTCCTCCGGCGGGACGGCCTCGCGCCCAACCACCTGTCCGTTGTGGTACAGGGGGCGCTCGCCCTGGAACCGGGCCTTGGCGTCCGCCCGCTCATCATCGTTCACCAGCCCGTCATAGCGGACCGCGCTGATGCCGCGCTCGCGGAGGGCGTCCATGATCAGGGTGATGTCCATCTGGAACCGGGCCCAGACGATCACCTTGTGCTGGGACTCCTCGATCAGCTCACAGAGCAGGTCCAGGCGACGGTTCGGCCCCGGGATTGTGTACACGGGTTCCGCTTCATCGTCGGTCGGGAGGTAGCCGCAGGTGATCTGCTGGAGGCGGAGGAGCCGGGTGATGGGGAGGGCGGCGATGACCGGGGTGGTGCCCTCCGCGCCCAGGTCAGGGGCGTCTCCGCAGTCGGGGCAGGGGTAGATGATGAGGCCGTCAAACTCCACCTGACGTTTGCCCAAGCAGGTCGGGCAGGCGTCCGGCGACGGCTCCGCGGCGACCGCTTCCGCGTCCCGCTCAATCCCGCCTGTCTCCAGCCACACGATGTACTCGTCACGCAACTGGCGATACAGCTTGCCCTGCTCCGGGGTCATCGGGAAGAACCGCTTGCTATACAGCTTCGGCGGGAGGTCCAGCACGTCATCCTTCGTCACGCGGGAGGAGACGGGCTGAAGGAGGCTGTTCAGGGCGTCCAGGCGGCGATAGCCCACCAGCACGTCATACTCGTTGCCATCGTTCTTCTTGGTCTTGGGGTTGAAGGCGGTCGGGTTCCAGCCCTTCTTCCAGATGCCGAAGTGCTGCTTGAACTCCGTGAAGGTCCCCAGCTGGTTCTTGTTCCAGTAGTCGTCAATCAAGAACTTGATCTGGCTGTAGGCGTCGAAGGGTCCCTGAGCAATCGGAGTCCCGGTCAGGACCCGCCTGAATGGCGCGTACTTCGCGGAGCGGAGGATGGACTTGGTGCGCTCCGCGGTCGGAGTCTTGATGTAGTGCGCCTCATCCAGGACGTACAGGAGGCGGCGCTTGTCGAAGAAGTCAATCAGCGCCCGCTTCCCGGAGGCGGTCATGAAGGCTTCATAGCTGATGGTGAGCCAGGCGAAGCCCTTGTGCTCGATGACGGCCTTGACCGCCTGCTTGTGCCACTTGGTGTCGGCCTTCGGGCTCTGGTAGTGGAAGGCCCGGACGTGCTTGATCACCTCATCGGGTACGTGGTCCGGGATTTCCTTCTCAACCCAGTTGCGGTGCACGCCGTTCGGGGCGACCACCAGCACGCCGTCGATGAGCCCGCGGAGCCAGAGCCAGCAGGCGGTGTCGATGGTCAGCTTGGACTTGCCGGTGCCCTGTTCCCAGAAGATCGCGCGGGCTTCTTCTTCGCGGGAGCGCAACCACTCCTCACGCTGGTGGTTGAAGGGTTCGGTCTTGAAGGGGTATTCCATAGGGTGGCTCCATTTCTCATAGTGATGCCCGGAAGTATAGCCCAGCTGGGCGACGAAGGCGAGCGGAGAATCATGTGCGCTTGGGACGGGGGCCCAACGCTCGACTTCGTGTGCTGAAGAAGTATGAAGTGGAGTAGGCAGGGAAGCCCAGCGGGGCTGGGGGTTTATATATTCTTCTTCTTCTTCTTCTTAACTTACTTAACTTACTTACCTTAAACCCCCGGACGGCCTCCGAACAGCAGGAACGGTCGCCGGTCGCCTCCCTGGGCAGGGGGTCCCGGCGATTTATCGGGCGAAGTAGAACTGAACTGGAGAAAGTGAAGTAACCTAAGCGCAGGAGTGTCGGAGCTGTTACGGCGCTGGGCTTTCGATGGCGCTTGGGGTCTATACTTCTTCAGGTGTGAAGGTAAGTAGCCCAAGCGCATCCTCATTTTTGGAACCACTCATTGATGCCCATGAGGATCAGGGAGACCAGACCGGAGAAGAAGATGCCCAGCAGGGCAACGGTCCCCTTCCGCTTCAGGTCCTCCCCGGACTCGCGCCACTGGCGGAGGTGTTGGAAGTCCCTCTGCATGGCGAACGGATCGGACGTGTCCACCCCGAGCTGCATCAACGTCTGCTTCACGGCTTCGGCCACCACGCTGTTCAGCTCCGCGTGGGACATTGCGACCTTCTCCGCCGCGCGGTCTGCGGCGTTCTCCACGGCCTGGGTCGCCGCGCGAGTCGCCGCGCTGACGGCGATCTGTTCAACCTGCTCCGGCGTCAAGGGCATGGTCGGTCCTCCTTCTTGTCCAAGGTGTTCGTGGGTGACTATTTTAGCGGCCAACGAACAACTTGGCAAATTTTAGATCGCCACGCCCGCGGACCAGCCCGCCGCCTTGAACGCTGACAGCTTCTCCTCATCTTCGATGTAGGCGACCCAGCCCAGGCGGGGGTTGGCGAAGGCCCAAAGGCTGGTCGTGGCGTCCCAGACCGCGATCTGGTTGTCATAGCCCTGCCACAGGCCCGTCGCCGCCGCTCCGACAATGTAGGTGTCGCCCGCCGCCGGGGTCGCCGGGGGCGCGGTCAGGTCCCGGTCCTTCACGGACAGATGGAAGCCGAAGCGGCCCATGCGCAGCAGGTTCGCGTCCATGCCCGCGTTCCAGCCGTTCTCGCCGTAGTCCCAACCATACACGAGGCCGGAGCGGTTTTCAGTTTTCGATGCCATGTTGTTCTCCTGTTACGGGTTCCGAGGGACCAAGCCCGGGATCACCTCGAACTCGATCATTGGGTCAAGATAAAGGATGCGGTCAGGAAGGTCAAACAGCGTTCCGTCCTTCTTGCGCAGGGGCTTCAGCGCCCCGGTCGTTGCGTTGTCCAGCAGCCGCTGCTTCACGGCCTGGACCTGGGCGCGGGTCGTCAGCCGCTTGTAGCCCTGGAGCATACAGGCGACCACCCCCGCCACCATCGGTGTCGCGTAGCTGGTCCCGGAGCCGGTCCGATAGCCTCCGCCCGCGGAGGCCCGGTTGACGCTCATCGTGACCTGGGCCGGGGCGAGGATGTCCACGTCAGTCGGGCTGAAGTTCGTCCCGAACTCGCCCGTGGTCGTGCGGGGGGTGTAGTACGCGGTGTCATTCATCTGAATCCCGCCGCACACAATGGTGTCCGGGTCCGACTCCGCCGGGCGGACCACGGAGGCCGTGATGTCGGTCGCCTCGTTGCCCGCGGGATAGCAGCAGACGATCCCCGCGTTGATCATGTCCGTCACCGCGGCGTCGATTGTGCTAGTGAAGCCGGACCAGCTCATGAACATCACCGCCGGGCGGTCATCGTCCGCTTGGGCGTTGTACTGGGACAAGATCGCCGCCATGGCGGCGACCGCGTTGGACACGCCCGCTCCCGAGTTGGCGTTGTAGAACTTCATGGAATGGCCGCGGGCTTCGCGGGCGATGCCGACCGTGCGCCCGAGGGCGAGCCCGAGGCAGTGCGAACCGTGACCGGAGCCGTCTAACTCCGCGACCGCGTAACTGGTGGATTGGTGCCAGTACTGGTTCACGCGGCCACCGAACTCCGGGTGCGTGTACTCCACCCCGGAGTCGATGATGAAGATGTCCACGCCAGCGCCCGTCCGCTTCGCGTCGAAGGTCGAAGTGCGGGGGAAGGCCCGGGAGGGTGCCCAAGGATCGCGGCGACGGATACAGCGGGCCGCGGCCCAGCCTCCCGTCCCCATCATGTCCGCATTGAGGCTCACGTTCTGGGTCGCCGCCGGGGTCAGTTTCGCCTCCCCGTCATCCCACGTCTCCACCGCGGGATGGTGGGCGAACGGGAACCCGACCGGCGAGACGCCCGGAAGGCGGAAGTGGCGGGGGAGGCCCGGGAAGGGCAAGGGGTTCATCCCCGCCGCCCGGGCGTCCACCAGGAACTCCTCCGCGAGGTCCGGCGACTTCAATACAACAATGACTTCAGCCATGATCGCCTCCTCAAGCCGTCGCCTGGACCACTTCAATGGCGAACCAGGAACGAAGGTTGTTCACTACATCGTTCATAGCCGCCGCCTGCCCACTCAAGTTCAGGCGCAACTCGAAGTAGTCCCCTGCAACAACTGGGATCGGGGCAGAAGCGGGCAGAGAGTAGATGTTGTTGGTAAATCCCGTGGAACCGTCCCGGCGGGAACAGATCGGCACTCCACGGAAGTTGTCGCCGCCGTTTTTGTACACCGACATATAGCAGCCGTGGGCCGTCGCGGAGCCCGTCACCTCCACCTGTCCGCTGAGGCGAACCTTCTGGACGCCCGCCGGAACCGTCAGGCGGGTCGTGGCTCCGGCGTTCCAGAAACCATCTGTGTCGTACTCAGCAACCTGCCAGGGCACGAGCAGAGGCAAGGTGAAGTCGGTCAGCTCCGAGGTCCGACCAACCAGCGCCCCGCGGAACGGGGCGGCGAGCCCCTGACCCACGTTCAGGCCCACGAAGGCGGCAGCGATTTCGTCCAGGGTCGCCTTGCGACTGTTCCCGGATTGGATCAGGTGAATCAGCTCATCGCCGGTGATCGTCCCGGCGGCGACCAAGTCAGCAATAGTCTTGTTTGCCATGGTTCTTTCCTCTCAAAGTTCAAGCAAGTCGGTTCCGCTCTGGGCGTCTCCCGACAGAAGCATGTTGTTGTTCAGCCCGACCTCCAGCTCATCCACGCTCAACATGAGCTTCGCGCGGCCCGGGGCGTTCCCGTTGGTCACCTGGATTTCGGCCCCTACCTGCTGAAGCCCGGCGAGGAAAGCCGCAACCCTGTAATAATACGTGGTGTTGGGCAGCGCCGTCTCGTCCACGTACTCCGTGACGCCCGGCCCGACCTCCGCGAGCGGAGCCGGGAGGGCTTCGGGGTCCATGGGCGAGCTGGAGCGGTAGATGCGGTGCCCGTCCTCAATGCTGTTGGTGTCCGTCCAGCGGATCAAGATGCTCATTCAGTCCTCCTCTCACACCCAAAAAGCCAGGTGGATGTCGCTGCGGCTGTCCGTCGCCGTATCGCCGCTGATGTCCAGGGTCCCGGAGTTGAAAGCCTCGTTGGCAGCCGCCTCCACGAAGAAAGCAAAGGACCGGAATAGTCGCGTGGTCGGTTCGTCAATCGGGACCTCCGTGGGCCGGAACGCCGGAATCATACGGCTGTTGCTCCATGTGATACTACAAGTGCCGGAAGTTGCTTGGAAAAACCAAGACATGATCGACATGACCAGCGCGGGCTTGTTCGTGTTCGTGAAGCTGTAGGGCTGGGCGTCCGACTCGCCATCAAACCGGGCCGTGCCCAGGGAGGTCACGTTGATCGGCTTCGAGTCGTGACGGATCACGGCGATGGTCGCGCTCATCCGCACGTTGCTGGTCTGCTGGAGCGTCAGGGTGGTCCCTGGCTCCGACCCGTCCGCGATCTTCCACAAGGCAAAGGTCCACTGCGCGGAGGAGTTCCCCGCGTTCGCCGGGACCGGCCCGACCGTCCAGCCCGCGGGAGTGGATGTGAAGGCGCTCCGGCGAAGCCCGAACAGCACGAGCAGGTCCCCGGCGCGGCAGTCCGGGACCTTGATGGTCAGGGTCTGTCCGTCGCTGTTGTAGCCCAGGGATATTTGCTGTGTGGCGTACAGGAAGCGGGGGACCTCCTCCGCCGCCGCCACGCTGTCCGCGGCCCCGGCCCCGACCTCCGACCCGTCGAAGGGGGCGACATGGTAGTGGTACGTGGTCCCCGCGGTCACGGTCTTGTCTTCATAGACCTCCCGCCCGACCGGCACGGAGGCCAGCGGGGCCGGGAGGGCTCCGGGATCAATCGGGGCCGTCCCCCGGTAGATGTTGACCCCGTCCTCAACCAGCTTGCGGTCTTTCCAGGTCAAGCGAACCTTGGCCATGTCAAACTCCTCCACCGACCGGGTAGGCTTCGAGGCTTCCCGGCTCAAACATGTTACCAGCAGCCCCGTTCGTGCCCGTAGGCGGCGTGAGCAGCGGCAGCTTCAGTTCAGCGGGACGCCAGGAGGCAAGCCCGCCGCGCATCGTGTGTATCTGGGCCACGAGGACCGCGGACCCCGCCGGGATCGTATGGGCCAGGAGGTCGATCACGTAGCTGGTGACCAGCCCGAGGTCCTGCTGGAAGAACTGTGTTTGGGCTCCTCCAATCGTCTCGCCCAACAAGGTCACGCGGTAGGTCGTGCCGTCCTCCGGCGTCACGCTCGCGTCCGTCCACTGGAGCGGAGCCCCGCCCGTCTCCTGGAGCCGGTTGCGGTGATTCCACGTCAGGGTCGCCGGGTACACAATCGTGTCGTTGGGCGTCGCGTCGATGTCTCCGTTGACAGCCAGGTTCGCGGGCCGGTACGGGCGTGCCGCGCGGCCTTCGAGCGTCAGCTGAAGTTCCGGGGCCAGGGCGAGGTCCAACTGGCCCGATCCCGTCACCGTTGCCAGCTTCGCGCGCACCGTCTCGCTGTTCACGTACTCCGTCGCGGAGCCCGCGCTGTACTGGTCCCAGAAGTACACCACCGCCCCAGCAGCGTGTTCCGCGGGCGGCGTGTCGTACACGGCCCGGCGGACGGTCATCACGCCGTTGGTCAGGCTTTCGACCCACACCAGCTCCTCCCCGATCTGGGCCCAGGACGGGACCGTGACCAAGTCCAGGTCCGCTCCGCCCTGAATGGAGAAGGTGGTGGTGAACCGTCCGATGGCGCTCACCAGCTCCCCGTAGGGGCAGAAGTTCACCAACCCAACCTCCTCGAAGGTGGAGACGGCGACCGGAGCCGTGAACAGCCGGGAGTTCAGGCTGGAGACGTTCGGACGGCCCGCGGCCACGCCCAGGTAGCCCAAGTCAGGTTCGGCGGTCAGGTTCTGGTCCACCGTGGTCTGTCCTTGCTGCTGGACCAGCTCGATGTAGGGGACCTCAAACACGATCTGGTCCTGAATCGGGATCGGGGCCGCGTTCGGGTCCTCCCAGGCCGGAGGCTCCGGGGTGATGAAGGCGGTCTGCGGGAGGTCGAACACGTCCTCAGTGCAGGTGATCTTGATGCGGTTGGTCCGCCCGTCGCCGTAGGCGATCCCGGTCACGCGCATCACAACCTCGCTGAGGTTGTAGTCCTCCCACGACAGTTTGAACACGTCGCCAATCGTCAGGTCCTTCGCCGTCCGGTCCGCGTACACGGTACAGGTCGCCCGCTGCGAGGACAGGCTGTTCAGGTCGCGCTGGGCAACCCGGGAGGCGATCAGCGGATCAACAAAGCCCGGGTATTGGATGGTGGTCCCGATAGTGACCTGCTGCATCTGCTGAAGGGCGATGTCTTGGGCCGTGACGCTCGCATCGTTCCCGGTCGCCACGTTCCAGTAGTTCACCGTGACGGAGTTCGTCAGTTCCCCGAAGGCGGGGCGCGTGAAGTTCTCAATCTTGTCGATGTTGTCCTCATTGAGGTGGAGCAGGGCGGCTTTGTTGTATCCTCCGCGGACCAACTTCAGCGTGAATAGGCCGGTCTTGCGGTCCACGTACAGAACCGCGTCGATGTGCTTGATGATCTCCCCGATGAAGTCCTCAATGGAGGTCTGGCGGTCCCAGAGGATACTGATGCCCATCCGCTCGCTGTGGAGCTGGTCCGCCGCGGCCATGAAGGACTGGTCATCAATCTCCGTGTCCGCGTAGCCCATCCCCCAGTCCGGGTCCGTCAGGCACTCGCGGATGATGTGGGCCGGGTTCATCGCGGAGGAGTCGCCCATGACCGCGAAGAATACCGCGTTGTACAAGGCGTTCGAGTCCGCGGAGTCCACCACAGGGATGCCGTCCTGCGGGGTGTTCTCGACCAACGCGATGTAGGATGTGTTTGAGAGGTCGATGCTGATGCCGTACACGTCCACAGGGCTCTGCTCCCAGACGCCCTCCTTGCGGATCATCGGACCCGCGACGGCCAGCGCCTGATCGACCGATGTGGCGGGTTCCGGGAGGCCGTCCGTGATGAAGAACATCGCCCGGCGGCGACCGTCCGCGGAGCCGGGCTGAAACCAGTTGACCGCGTTGCCGTAGGGCTGGCTGAAGTCGGTCCCTCCCGAGGCGGACAAGCCGTCCACGAAGTTCTTGAGGTCCTGTACGTCCGCGGAGGAGACGTTGAAGCGGCTCATCTGGGACGTGGACGTGCTCCAGCCGCAGACTGCGATGTCCACCTGGACCTTGGAGTCAATCCGCAGTTGGTCGATAGCATCCAGCACCGCTTTCATCTGGGTCTTGGCGATCTGGAGACGGGTCAAGCCGCCCGACACCACCGTGTCCATCGACCCGGACGTGTCCAGGGCGAAGAAGAACATTTGGCGCTGCTTGAAGTTCGAGGCGACCTTGATTTCAGCCTTCGGGTAGTACCACTGCGCCACCCCGTTCTGGCGGAGGTGGATGCGCTGGACTCTGAATGCCCACTTCTTCAGGTACGGGTTCAGACCGATATACACCTGACGGAGGACCACGCCGACAACGCCCCGGTAGGCCGGAATCAGGGACCCGAGCTTGCTGAGCAGGTAGCCGTTCTGCCCCTGGGCCGGTCCGCCGGGCTCGAAGTCCACAGTGCCCTGGATACCGCCCTCACGGCTTTCGCCGCCGAACAGCTCCGGTCTGTTGATGTAGATTGACCCGCTGTTCCGGTCGCCCAGCCAGGCGTCCTTCCCGTCCACTCGAATGCGCAGGATGCGATCCACCGGGCCGTGGCACAGGATCATGTGCATGCCCAGGTAGTATTTGTACCCAACGGTGACTTTCTTACTGCTTCCGCCCACGGGTCGCCTCCACTACTTGGAGGGCCATCGGATCGCCGGTGGCCACGAGTTTGTCCGCGGTGATCCCGTTCGCCAGGAACTCCGACCAGTCGAGCCCGTGTCGCTCGAAGAAGGCCCGCGCCCCGCGGGAACACATCTTAACGGCTCGCACGTCATCCATTCGGATGATCAGTTGGCTATCGTCCGTCATTTCTTGCCGCCCTTCTTCTTGATCGCCACGGTGCGCAAGTCACCGAACCACACCACGTTCGGGCCGTCGATGTCTCGCGTGCCGAACAACACCGGGATTTCGCGCCCCTCCTCCGCGGTGGGCACCTTGAACTCCCCGAGGCCCGCGGGCTTCGCGCTCTGCGGCTGGGGCGTCATGGAGTAGCCCACCACGAGGGCTACAACGAACACTGCGATGTACCACCAGACCATGGTCACATCCTCCTTTACACGATGGAACTACCATCGAACGGGTTGCGCAGGGGAATCCAGTCAAACCCGCCATAGTTGTTCAAGTTGTTGAAGCGGTTGAGGCACGTGTTCCGCGTCCGGTCGCAGCCCGGGAACAGGCGAACCTTCAACCCGCCGTAGTATTTGCCATAGGATAGCCCGTAACCGTCCAGGGACAAAGCCTTCGCCAGCGAGACGAAGGGCCGGATCAGCGTCAGCTGGCTCCCGGAGTGGGCCACGATGAAGCGCAGGGTGCCGTCCGGGCCTTCGAGCATGCCGGTGGCGAAGTAGCCCGCCGGATAGGCTGCGGCCTCCGGGACGGTGACCACGGCCCCGTTCACGGCGGTCGGGACCCCGTTCACGGCCCAAGCCTCCTTGCTCACTCCGCAGCCGCGCGAGTAGAGCATGTGGCGGCAGCTCCGCTGGTAACGGGCGCGGAGCCCAGGGCGGCGCAGGGAAGTGAACACGGACTCGAAGTTGAGGACGATCTCACTCATGGAAGGCTTCAGGCCCGACAAGCGGCCCTTCCAGACAATCCCAATCTCCCCGTCCTCATCCTTCTCGAAGATTGTGAGCCCAACCAACGTCTCCACGAGGTCGTGGAGCCAACGCTTGCCCATCGCGTTGTCCAGGTCCAGCTTCACTTCGATGTTCGCCCGGCTCAGTTCGTTCTTCGTCTCCGTCTCCGACCGCCCCAGGGGGATCGGCTCATAAGTCTCGCCCATGTACGTCACCGCGGTGTCCCCGCTGGTGTAGGTCCACACCTCCGACTCCGTGGGCACCGCGCTCAGGATGGCGTTGTACAAGGCGTCCGAGTTCGTGGAGGAGAGGACCGGCACGCCGTCCCGGGGCGTGTTGTCGAGCAGCCCAAGGTATGTCGTGTCATAAAGGTCCACAGACATACAATAAATGTCCACCTCATTCCCGGAGGCGGGCGAGAAGGCCCCGGTGCGGGTGATCATGTCCACCGCGAGGCTCGCCGCGTTCGCGGCAGAGCTGGCGGACTCCGGCACCCCGTCCGTGATGAAGAACAGGGACTGGCGGAAGTCCGCCGGGGTCGGGGTCAGGAAGTAGTTGCGCGCCGCGGCCATGGGCGCGTCATAGGGCGTCCCGCCCTCAGCGACCAGCCCATCAATCCACGCCTTCAGGTCCGCGATGGAGGAGCTGGAGACGTTCCGGCGGACAATCGTCACGGTCCCGGTCCCGGAGAAGGCCGCCATGCCGATATGGACAGCCACATTCTTCTCAATCCGCTTCCGGTCGATTTCGTCCAGGACCCGCTTCAGCTGATCCTTGGCGACCTGGAACCGGGTCACCCCGGGCGACACCTGTTCATTCATGGACCCAGACTTGTCCAGGATGAAATAGAAGTTCTGATTGCCGTCGAAGGGGTCCCGCAGGCCCACCTCCGTGAATCTGTATAGCTCAACTCGTGTACTCATGGTTGTATCTCCACCGTGTTCACAGTCGATGCGACCACGCTGTTGCCTCGCCAGTTCAGTTCTACCCGATCCGTGTCCAGACGGCGAAGCCCCAAAAAGCTGACCGCGTGGATATTTCCCGCGGCGACGTTCATGGCGCTGTCCAGCGTCAGCTCAACCGTGGAGGCGTCCCCGGTTTTCAGGGCCGCGCTGTTGATCGTCCGACACAGCCAGGTTCCGCCCGAGGTCAGGACCGCGATGTGGTTGCGGAGCGGGAGCCAATCCAGGAGTCCGTCCGCGGCCTGAACCGGGAGGACGTTGGTCACCGTCCCGGAAGCCTTGTGGCGCAGATCGTTCTCAAATGTCGGCTCCCAGAAGGGACGGAAGCGGCCCGCGCGGCGCATCAGCCACTTGCGGTACGCCCGGACCTCCGCCGCTCCTTCGCACAGCACGTTCTTCGGTCGTGTGTCTCGATTGTAGCGCCAAGGCGTCCGCCGCGCAACTTTTCCGAGGGCGTAGTCAACCCTGTCCACTCGCGTGCTAATTTCGTGGCTCATGGCATCGTTCGTGAACAGGCCTGGGGTAAGGTACAGATCACGCCCCAGGAATTGCGCCGGGGCATCCTCCGCCAGCGCCTGGATGTCCTCGATTTCAAAGCGCAGCTGCGTCTCCGCCTCATAGCCGTTCGAGGTCCGTTCAGGCGATCCTTCGATGTGCCCGAGGCGCAGCGGGATCAGGTACGCATTCTGGAAGGCGTCCGTGTACCCGACCAGCGTCAGCTCGCCGGTCGCCACCGTGTCGATTTCGACCACCTGCCACTGCGTCGCGTTCTGGTACAGGAGGGCCAGGGATTGGGCGCGGAGGTCATAGTTGGTCGTGTCGCACAGGATCGTCTGGAGGTTCATCAGAACCGTCCCGAGGTGCTGGGCTTCGGCCCAAAGGGGCACGGCCCACTTCAGGCCCAACGCCCCGTACTGGGCGATGAAGGCGGAGGGCTTCACGCTCGCCGTCTCCGGGAGGTTGTACAAGAAGGTCTGGCGCGGATGGTTGCGCAGGCGCAGCCGGTTCTCCGTCCCGTTGAAGCTGGTCATCAGGTCGGTCCGCCACTCCAGCGTCTCCCGAAGCGGCACGCGGGCCGGGATCGGGAGCAGGGCCAATTCCCCGAACAGGTTGGTGATGATCTTCGCCATATCAGCTGCTCACAATAGCCCGGGCGGTGTCGGAGTTCCGCCGCAGGACGTTCATGATCACCTGCTCCCCGTCCGGGGTCGCCAGGTAGTCGCCCATCATCGCCGGGTCCAGCACGTTGATGATCCGGGCGTTCACCTGCGGAGCCGCGGCCCCGCCGCCGCCCTCATAGGGGTCGCCCTTCTTGACCTGTTCGGGCCGCGCCACGCTCACCTTCTCGCCCGGGGTCGCCCGGAAGGCGACCATTTGCGAGTCTGGACCGCCCTGACCGCCCACCACGAAGCTGCCGCCGGTCTGGAACCCGAGGTTGGTGCTCATGATCTGGGCGATGTTCGCCGCCGTCGCCACGCCCACCGCCGCCGCGAGGGCGTAGTTGGCCGGAGGCGGAGCGGAGGCCAGGGCCTTCTGAACGGCCAGCACGCCGTCGATGGTCGCCTGAGTGACCGCCGCGGCCTTGCCGATAGCGGCCAGGGTCCGGTTCTCCGACCGCGACAACGAAGCCAGGTTGCCGAAGAAGGAGCTGGCGTTGCCCAGCTGCTTCGCGTACAGGTCCGCGTTCGCCTTCGCCTTCATCTGCGCAGCGGTCTGCTCGCTGATGAGGTCGGCTTGACGGAGGGCGTCGATTTGGGCGAGGGTCTGCTCATACTGAGTGACCCAAGCCATCTGCTGCTCCATCGTCCCCTCAAACAGCGTGCTCTGCTGCTCGACAAGGTAGGCGGTCGCCTCCTGCTGCGTGATCGTCCCGTCCTTGATCAGGCTGTTGATCGCCGCGAGCTGGTCAATGAACTCCTTTTGCGGCCCGAGGATCGCGTTGATGATGTTCCCGCGCTGCTTCTGAATCCCGGCCTCCGTCTGGAGGAGGGTCAGGCGCTCGCGGAGCTGGGCCAGCTCCTGTTCGTTGATGATGATCCCCTGCATCAGGAGGTCTTGCTGAATCGACCGCAGCTGGTTCTCGACTTCGCGCTGGTCCGCGGTCATCTTCAGCAGCTCGCTTTCCTTGTTCAGCTCGCGGTTGAGTGCGCCCAAGGGGTCCATCGCGTCCTTCAGCTGCTCCTGCATCAGCGCGATGACCTGGGCCTTGCGCTCCCCGGTGATCAGGCCCGCGGCCTCCGCCTGTTCGAGCAGCTTCACGCCTTCCGCGTACTTCTGCTGCGCCGCCCACACGCGGTCATAGGACCCGATCAGGCTGTTCAGTTCGTCCTGGAGCTTCTTCAAGGCTTCCGCGGCCTTCTTCGCTGCTTCGGCGTCCGGGACCATGGAGCGGGGGCCGCGCTGGTTCAGGTCCGCCGCCGGTCCGTTCTGGGCCGCCACGCGGTCCTTCCCGATCTGCTGGGCGCGGGTCACGGTACGCTCCAGGAAGTCCTGGGCGTAGTTGGTGTTGCGGAAGCCTTCGCTGAAGGCGGCACCGATGTCTTGCCCGAGCTGACGTGCGGCCCCTTCGTTCTCGTTGGTGAGGCGGAGGTCCACCGCGGCGATCTTGCCCAACCCGGCGAACTCCGTCACCGTGCTCAGGAGTTCGCCCGCGGCGTTCACGAAGCTGCCGATTTTGCCCAGGACCACGTTCAGCGCCCGGGTCATCAGGTCCCCGAGGGCCGCGGGAAGGCCCTTGAACAGGGCGACCACGGCCATGATCGCTCCGCGCCAGGCTCCGATGTATGTGTCCACGCCCTTCGCCACGAGGCGGAGGATGCCGATGATGCTGACATCGACCTCGCCCACCCAGTCCTGGATCAGCTGGATCAGCGGCCCGAAGGTGTCCTTGGCCCATTGCCAGATCGCCCCGAACACGGCCCCGACCGTCTCCCCGAGAGCACGCATCATGTCGCCCAGGGTCGTGACATCGTCCACGCCCAGGTTGATCTGGTCGCGGAACAAGGTCAGCGCGGTGATCGCGGAGGTGAGCACCACGAGAAGGAAGCCGATGGGGTTGGCCGCGATAGCGGCATTCAGCGCCAGCACCGCGTTCCGGGCCAGGTTGATCGCGCTCGCGGCCCCGCCCACGAGGGCGAGCCCCGCCGCCGCGGACAAGGCGACCTTGGCGATGGTGTCCAGGTTCTCGCTCACGAACAGCAGCGCCCGGGAAATGGCCTCACTGGCCCCGGTCGCTTGGTCGAAGCGGCCCACCATATCAATGACGTTGTTCTTCAGGATCTGGAAGGACTGACCGATGGTCGGGACCGCCTTGCCAAAACGCTCCTCCAGCTCGCCGCGGGCGTTCTGGAAGGCGTCGAAGATGATGTCAGCGGTGATCTTGCCGTCCCCACCCATCTTGCGGAGCTGGCCGCGGGTGACGTTCAGCTGCTTGGCGATCACGTCTGCGACGGTCGGCAGCTGTTCGAGGACGCTGTTCAGCTCATCGCCGCGGAGGACGCCCGAGGCCATACCCTGGGCGAGCTGGATCATGCCCGCCTGGGCCTCCGTCGCGCTCGCGCCCGACAAGGCAATGGCTTGGTTCAGCGACTTCGTGAAGTCGATCAGCTCCTGCTGGCTCAGGCCCATGTCCTTCGCGCTGTTGGCCAGTCGCCCATACGTCTCCACCGTCCCCTCGAAGGACTGGCGAGTGCTGTTGGCTACGCCCAGCAGCTGCTGATAGACCGCGGTGAGGTTCTGGGCCTCCAGGCCGGTCGCCCGGAGTCGGTTCTGAAGGTTGGTGAAGGTGTCCAGAAGTCGGACCAGCTCACCAGCCGTGATCGCGGCCCCGAGGGTCGCCAGGGCCTTCTTCAGGAACTCCACCCCATCGGCGGACTTTCGAGCACCACCGCCGATGTCCTCCAGGTTGCGCTTAACAACCCGCGAACCTCGCTCAGTGATGACTATGTCAATGCGTTCTTCGGCCATTGTCAGCTCCCCGGATCGCCGTCAACAATACGGCCAAATTGAACAACCTGGACGGCCTCCATGACCGCCTGCTCCACGAAGTTCGCCGGAGCCTGGGCGGAGTACCCGTCATTCAGCCGCTGGATGTACGGCAGGTTGTTGGTGATGTGGATTTCCTCGCCCGCCGTGTACCCGCTGATGACGGCTTCGGCCTGATTCAGCGCGGCCTGAGTGTTCGCCGCTTCGGTGCTCCCGGACTCGCCCGGGGCGTAGGCGTCGATGGTGGCGGAGGCGGGACCGCCAATGGCGGCGATCCAGTTGGAGCGGGCGCGGCCCGTGTCCACGGGCGTCCCTGAGACCACGGCTTGGTCTGCGGCGAGGGCGACCTTGCGCGTCAGCGCGTCAGCACCCTCCGCGACCTTGCGGCCCCGGAGGGTGATGCGTCTGCTGAAATCACTTAGACTTGGCACGGGCCTTACTCCATTCAAGGTACTTCGAGTCAAGCCGCTGGATGAACCAAATGAAGTCCTCCCGCTGCTCGCCGTCGATTTCGTTGAGGACACAATACTCCAGAATGGCCAACAACGGAATCGGACCCAGGCCCATGCCTACTTGCCTACATGACGTCAGCTCCAAAAAGCCCGTGTAGAATAGCTCTGAGCCAAGGTTTAGCTCCGGGGCGTTCTGTATGCGGTCGGGCAACGGCATCCCGAACCGCGTACACTGCTCAATGATCTTCCGTTCTACGGGGCCTTGCTCGAACCCGTAGTGGAGGACTTCCCAGAGTTTCCCAGGTCGGCTTCCCGCACTTCTTCCCGGAACAGCGCCACGTTGTTGGCCTGCTCGCGGAGGTCCGCAAACAGGTCCGGCAGGTCCTCGAACAGCTTCAGGACGTTCTCACGCTTGAACTCCATCGGCTGGCCGTCCGGCCCTTCCACGTTGATCCAGTCCAGCACCACCGTGTCCGCGAACACCTCCTTGTACAGCTTGTCGGCGGTCTTGTTGTCCAGCATCCCGGTCTGGATGGCCTTGCGATAGGGGCGGGTGGCTTTCTCCAGGGCCTTCGAGAAGGCGGAGTTGTGACCACCGGCTCGCGCGATCTTGATGCGGACCGGCTCGCCCTTTTCGGTCTGACCGTATTCCAGCCAGATGCCATCGGTTTCCAGGTTCTCGTTGGTCTTGAACAGTTTGTACAGGCTCATTCTCGTTTTCTCCGCGGTTGAGAGGGTTCGGGCGGGCCGGAGCCCGCCCCGGGTTGATTATACGTCAGCAGCGTTCGGAAGGTAAGGGAATTCATTGAACAAGAGGGTGTGCTTGTTCGAGCCTTCCGCCGCTTCGATGGACAGGGGCAGGGTGATGGGCTGGTCCTGTTCCACGTTCAGGCGACCGTCGCCCAACGCGATCAGGGGGATGTCCCAGACCATGCCGGCGTTGTTCTTCACCAAGGCGAAGTCCAGCGCCACGTCCGAGTTGTTGCGCACCGCCTGGACCGCGGCGATGTCCGCGAAGTAGGCAGTGACCGAACCCGACACCGCGAAGGTGCCTGCGCTCACGTCGAAGGCCCCGAGGACAGCGACCGCCTTGTTGGGCGAGACGTTGTTGTTCACGGTCAGGGTCAGTTCCGTGAGGAAGGCGAACAGCGGGCTGGGGTTCGCGTTCCCGGCGGTGACCAGGTGCATCTTGATCCGGCTGAAGTCCGAGGAGGTGTTGAATGCGGGAGCCTCCACGAGGTCGGGACGGGTGCCCGACTTCACGCCCACGGAGCCGTCGCGCTGCTCGTTGTCCACCGCGATGAAACCCAGCTCCGCCGTGACCTTGTCGGCCTGACGGATTTGAAGGCTCATCTCATTCGGGACCGCGCCCACCAGGTACTCCGACATGGTGCCGTTGGCGTCCTGGCCCAGGGTACGCTCCAGCTGGTAGCTGCGGCGCTTGATCAGGTTCGCTGCGGCCTCGTTCTTGATGACGTTGCCGAAGAACAGGCGGATGGTCTTGCCGGTTCCGGTTTCGGTCACCATCGTGGCTGCGGTCTTGTCCAGCTCGATGTAGGTGGCAGCGACCGCGCGGACGCGGGCGAAGCCGTTGTTGGCGGCGTTGGTGAACTTGGTCGCCGCCGCGTCCCCGCCGATGAACACCCACTCGCCCGGGATCAGGCCCAGGGTCGTGAGGTCCTTCGTGCCGGAGGCGCGGACCAGGCGCGGGTAGCTGCCCGACACGTCCACGTTGATCTCCGCGGAGCCGAACTGGAAACCGACTTTCTGCAGCTTCGCGTCGGCACCCGGGGTTTCGTCCACGAGGCCATCGCCCACCACCACGGTTCCCGAGGTGGAGCTGGCGACCTGCTTCAGGCCGTTGTTCGCCGCTTGGGCGAAGCCCGAGGCCAGCACCAGATCGCCCGCGAGGAAGCCCGCGAGGCCCGAGGCCGCAGCATAGGTGTCGTTGGAGGCCGTCACGCCCGTCAGGACCACCGCCGTGCCGTTCATCGGAGCCGTGGTCAGCTTCTCGCGGATGTCCGCGAAGAAGAAGCCCTGCAGCAACCGGGTCAGGTTGGTCTGGGTGATGTCCTGGGCGAAACCGCCGGAGGCGTCCAGGTCGGTCGTCACGCCCTTCTTGCGCTGGCGAGACGGGTTGATGGGGTTCCGGGCGATGGTGCTGATTTGGCCACCAAAGTCGTTGTAGCTGTTCGGCTCCAGAGGATGCCAAACGGGCGAGCCCGGAAGGGTCTTGATGTCAGTTTCCTCAGCGTACCGGAGGCCGGTCACGTTGGAGTCGATTTTGTTGGCCATGTTCAGCTCCTTATATCAAGTGGGCGAGGGGTTCACCGCAGTTCGTCATACACAAATTCCACCAGGACGTTCATCTGATACCACGTCCCGTCCGGTCCAATCTCCTGAATCCGGGCGTTGCGGAACCAAATGCCACTCGCGGTGCCTCGCCCCTCGAAGGCGTCCCGGGCAATTATCGCGCATTTTTCAGCAAGAGACAAGCCTTGTCCACCCGACAGGGGCGTGAAAACTTGTACCGTGATCAGTCCGGGACGGGTAAAGCGGCGACCGCCGGTGGGTCCGAAGGTCGCCTGCCGCGAAGTCGTGTGGCGCAACGTGATCCGGGCATAGGGCTTGTCCGCGGGCGGAGGGTCGCCCGCGTCCACCCCGGGCCATTCCACGCGGATCGGAGCCCCGCCGTTGAGGGCCGGGGTGTCCGTGGTCCACTTGGTGTTGAACAGCCCAAGGATTTCGTCGCGGGCGCTGTCAAAGGTCGGGATGGTCATTGGCGCACCTGCAATTCATACATGATCGCTTGCCCGTTCGGGTTCAGCGGTTTCACGGCGATGACCTTCCAGACCTCCAAGCCCCGCAGCACCAAGCCTTCGACCTCCGGCGGAGCCGTCAGGCCCTCCGCGGGCATGAACACCCGCTGGTCGCCCATGCGGATCGTCTGGCCGTCGATGTAGCGTTGCTCATAGTCCAGGAACACCGCCTCAATGGTCTGGTCCGCCGCGACGTTGCCGCCCGGCTTCCAAGGCTTCGCCGGATCGGGAGCGGCCCCGGCGGTGAAGCCCCGGAGGGTCACGGCCTGGCCGTTCTTCTTGATCAGCTTCTTGGCCAGCGCGATAGCGGAGTCAAACCGTGCCATGGATCACCCCCGCAGCAACGTGCCGCCGGAGCGGACAAGGCCCGCGCGGACCAGCTTCTGGTCCGCCGCCGGGTATTTGGGCATCTGGAACACGGCCCCGCCCACGAAGGTGACGGACTCGCTGATGGGTCCGACCGCTTCCGACTTCGACAGGACCGCCACGCCCGAGGCGTTCCGCTCCGGGTCGGGGTTCAGCTCCGCGGCGAGGGCGCGCAAGGCGTACTCACAGCAGGCTTCCTTCACCTCCGGCGGGATGTCGTTGATGTAGTAGCGGTCACGGTCCCAGGCGTCCGTCCGAGGCCATTCCGTGGTCTGGTCGCGGCCCAGCCGCTTCTTGCCCACGAAGTTGAACCGCTGGTCCAGGTAGTCGGTCGCGCGGATGACCGCGGCCTCAATCTGAGGGTCCGTGTAGCCCGCGAAGGAGTTGCCGCGGTCAGTGTGGTAGGTCTTGAACTCCTCCACGCTGATGTAGGCGTTCGCCCCGGCGACGGCTCCCGTGTTGTCTTGGACGATCAAGGCCATCACGTCCTCCAGAAGGCTTGATATTTGGCCCGGCGGATCGTCAGGACGTTCCGCACGTGGCTCCGGTTGATCTCATACCAGCTCCGGTTCCCGTACCCGGGCTGAGGGACGCGGGACTTGAGGCTGGTGCGTTCCACGTGCCCAAACCAACGGGCCGTGTCGCATCCGCGGGTGTTCGAGCACAGGCGGCGATCCTGTAGGACGCCCGCCGCCCCGCCGTTGTAGCTGGACAGGACGAAGGCCCACTGGTCCGTGACCGTTGCGCCCGGGTTCGCGGCGATCATCCGCCACAGGCTCCGGTTCATTTCCACGATGGCCGTGAGCTGGAAGCCCGGGTCATAGCGGTTCTCCCAGGTCCAATCGCGGAGGGAGGCGTGGGCGTTGCGCAGTTCGTTGAACACGTTCATGCGTTCGGAGCCGTCTGGGCGATATGCGACCGTGACCTGACCGAAGCCGAAGCCGTATTCACGAGGGGTGCGCAGCTCCGCCCGCGGGTTCCAGCAGCGGGAGTGAGTCAGGCTGATACAGCTTTCCTGCTCCACCAGACCGGCGAGGGTCCAGGGCTCCGGGGCTTGCGGCCAGACCTCCCGCTGCTTCTCGACTAGCACTGGCGCGTACACCTTCGCCCCCGAAGGGACGAAGGTGCGGGCGTCCTGGGCGAGGGCGACGGAGCCGAAGGCCCAGCAGAGGACCGCGAAGGCGAAGTGAATCAGGCTTTTGCCCATAGCACCAATCCCAAGAAGGTGAAGCAGATAGTCAGGGAGACGGCGAGGACCACGAGGCCCCCAGCCACGGAGCCCTCCCGGGCACGCGCGAGCCATTCCGATAGGTTCACCTGGGGTAGTACCACACGGGTGATCACAACGGTGATCCCCGCCAGCGCGATGGCAAACGCTGTCCACTGCGCGAGGGTCACGACCATGGCCGGGTCGATCAGCAGCAACGGGACGATGCTGGCGATGAGCAGGACCCAGGCCGTGAGGTCCAGGAAGGGCGCGAGGCGCTTGCGCAGTCGGGCAAGGAAGCGGGTGACTGCGATGTTCATTGTTGGTTCTCCGGTTGCGGTATGGTACAAAGCTGGACGGCGGACCGCGCCCAAGCCTGAAGGGCGGTCAGTTTCCTGATGGCCCGGTCGCCGTCTGCGGCGATTCCCCAGAGAGCTGCTGAAGTCTCTGGCGCAAGTTCGGCTGTTCCGGCTCCATCAGCTCCGCCGGGGGCGGACTCAGCCGCACCGGATCGGGCCGCACCACAAGAGGAGACTTGGAGGCGCAGCCGCTGATTGCCAGACCGCAGATCAGCAATAGTGCGCTCATCCCGCGCCCGGGCGTCCGCTTGCTGTTGGGCGAACTCCGCCCGGAGGTCTGCGACACGCTGTTCATGGGCTTTCTCCTGTTCACGGTTCTTGTCGTTGGCCTCAGCCAGGAGGCGTTCCTGCTCCCGTTCCCGGGCGCGGACCTCCTCCTTGTATTTGTCCATGGCCTCCGCCGCCTCCGCGGTCGCGTCCGCCTTCCCGGAGCCGTAGCCGTAGCCGTAGCCCGCGAAGGCGATCAAGGCGACGGCGAGCAGGACGCCCGCCGCGGCCCAGACCTTGGAGGAGGGGAAGCCGAACACGGGTCAGACCCCGCCCTTGTCCATGCCCTTGATCGGGGCGGTGGGACCGGAGGGGGCCGGAGCGGACTTGCCGCCCATGACCACGTTCTTCGAGTTCTGGCCGTGACGCACGCCAGACTTCGAGGCATTGACCATCTTCGAGGCGGTTGCCTTGATGGTGCCGGATTTCGCCATGATGTTTCTCCTTCGGAGTTGGTTGGGTTACTGAGCAGCCTTCGCCTTGTCGCGGGTATGACCCGGGGCGACGGCTTCCACGTCAGCGCGGGTGATGCCGGCAGAGCCATACAGCTTCTCCACGGCGGTCATCGCGGGCTTCCCGTCCTTGGTCCAGTGGGTGTCGTCCGCCGGGTCCAGGCCCAGGACCGCCTTCTGGAGCTTGGTGTTCAGCTCCACGGTCGGCTCCTTCGCCGGATCGGTCAGGACCGCCGGTTGTCCGTCCCCATCGGGTACACCCCCGGCTTGCCCGGCTTCGGCTTCGACACCTCCGCCGCTGACAGGTGCCGCGTCACCGGCTTCAGTCCCGCCCCCGTTGGGCTGAACGTCGCTGTGTACCGGCTGTTGGCCGTCCGGCTGGGAGCCTTCTTGAAGATCACGCTGGCCATCGGGCACCTCCTTCAGTGCGGGGTGTCCTTCCGGGTAAGCCTGCCAGTTGCGTTCGAGGAAGCGGGCGTGCAGGGCGACCTCCTCCGCCGGAGCGGTGATGGTCAAGCGGCCCTTCTCGAAGGTGTAGGGCTGACTGCCCAAGCGAATCGTGCGGCCCGCGAGGGCTCCGGTCAGGACAAAGGTTGTTTGGATGATGGTGGACATTTGTACAGTTCTCCGGGTAGATTAAGCAAAAAGGGCGGACCGATCCATGACCGGCCCGCCCTTCGGGTACAGCGGGGCAGCGCCCGCCCCGTCGCGGGGCGAGCACTTAGTTGAGGATGCCGTCTGCGGCGGCAAGCCCCTTCTCGCTGAACATAGCCAGGCCGCAGTACCACTTGACGCGCCAGATGTGCTCATCGGAGTTCTCCGACTCTCCCACGTCCACAACCTGGATGCCCGCGGCCTGAGTCGCGGTCAGACCGGCGATGCCGTGGGTGCGCGAACCGTCATCCAGCGTACCAGCGAAGATCGTGGTGGTGTTGGTGCCGGTGCCCTTGGTCTGGTTGGTCGGGATGTAGTCGTTGCGGAAGATCGGCGTGCCGGAGTAGGCCGGGACCTCCGCACCGCCGGGCAGCTCGACAACCTCGTTGATGGACGCACCACCCAGGGCGCGGAGCAGCGCCTTGTAGCTGCGCAGGGTACGCGCGTGCATGGTCAGGTAGTCCACCTGGCCGTCCTTGTCCACCACGAGGTCCATCAGCTCATCCAGGATGGCGAAGCTGATGCTGGAGCCGTTCGCGCCGGTGGTCGCTTTCTGACCGGAGGCGCACAGCTGGATCAGGCCCGCGAACTCGTTGCCCGCGCCGGTGCCGTTGATCAGCTGGTCCTGGTACTTGCGGCCAGCGGACTTCGCCTTGGAGGCGATCTGGACAGCGGTCTGGTCGTTGCCGTCGCCGGAGCGGGTGGCCTGGATCAGGCCGTTCACTTCGGCGTCACCCATGATGGTGGTGAGGTTGGAGTTGACCTTGGTGAAGGTCGCAGCGGCCTTACCAGCACCCGCGCCGGAGAAGGTCGTGCCGACACCGGCCATGATGACGTCGCCAAGGACGTTCTCGCGGTTGTACGCGAGGCTGTTGCCTTCGATGGAATCGAAGGGCAGCACGTCGAACATGCGGTTGACGGTGATGATGTTTTCGATCACGCCAGCAACCAGTTCGTCCTGGGCCAGCTTGGCGCTTTCGGCAAGGGTAACAGAAGCCATGATGGTTTCTCCATTGAGAGGTTGTTGATTCAGTAGGTTTCAGCCCAGTCCCGCGTCACGCGGAGTTCGCTGCGGCCCCGGAATCACTCCTGCTGGCCCTCGCATTTGGCTTTTCACCAAAAGTGTCGGAAGTATAACGCCAATTTTCCGACAAGGGAAGCCGGGGCGCGTTCCGGCCTCCCTCGTGGGATCAGCGGCCCCGGCGGAAGTTGCCCTTGGCCAGGCCTGCGGCGATCTTCTCGTTGGCCGTCAGGACCTTGCCCTGCTGGCGCGGAGGCATGCCGCCGCCACGCGGAGGCATGCCGCCGCCCGCCGGGGCTTCCGACTCGAACAGGCGGCCATACTTCTCGTTGGCCTTCATTTCGCTGACCAGCTCGCGGATGGTCATGGGCTGGCCGGTCACGCCCGAGTAACGCTGGTCACCCTGGGCATCGACCACGAACACCTTGAATTCGCCGTCCTGCTCGACCACCTTGACCTGGTTCTTGATGAACGGCAGCAGGAGTTCCGGGACGCCCTTCAGCTCCGCAACGGCGGCAGTGGCGGCGTTCTCGACCAGGAGCCCATACAGCTGGTTCTGGAGGGCTTCGGCGCGTGCTCCGGCCTTCTTCAGGTCCTTCGCGTGCGCATCGGCCAGCTCCTGGCGAACCTTGTCCAGGTTCAGCTTGGCTTCGCCGCCCTTGGCCAGTTCGTTCTGGAGTTCGGTCAGCTTCGTGGTGATGTTGGCCTTGATTTCCTCCGGCGTCGCACCGAAGTCAGCCAGCGGGGTCAGGTCCACGGAGGTCTTGGCCTTCGCTTCGGCGCGAGCGGCCTTGAGGGAACGGTTCAGGCCAGTCACGGCCTCCACGATCCCCTTGTGGGCTTCGTCCGGGACGTACTTGCCGTCATCGCCATGCTTGTAGATTCCCCGGAACTGTTCCGGGACCTTGTCGATGGAATCGACCGGAGTGAATTCAAAGTCCATAATTGTATCCTCATTGTCGGCGGATCACCCGCCAGTGTTGTGCCTCACGCACGGTTCATATTGTAGCCTCAGAACTTTTCAGGGTCAAGGCCAGCCTTGCGGAAGGCGTCCGGCTTGCGCTCCGCGAGTTGGGACAGGGTCAGCTCGTTGCCGGCCCGATCCACAAATTGATCCACGTTCAGCCCGCCCTCCCGGAACAGCTTGGCCTTGGTCTTGCCCAGGACCTCATCCTGGAAGCCCGCGGGCTGACGCTTCAAGAAGTCCTGATATGTGGTCGCCGCCGGAACCCGGCCCACGTTCTCCGCGGCCCAAGCCTTCCTGATGTCCTGGATCGGCTTGCCCTGCTCCTTCGCCATCCGGCGGAAGTCGATTTCACGCTTGGCGCGGGTCCGGGTGTCCGTCACGGTCGGGCGATTGCCCAGAAGGCCCACGCCGTCGATGTAGGCGACCATCACCGACCGGCAGTTGAAGTGGGCCGGGGGCTTCGCGTCCTTGGGCTGGAGCAGGGGGATGTCCGCGGGCAGCTCATTGTCGCCCACGGGGCTCCCGTGGCCGTCCCGGGCGCGGCATACAGCCGTGGTCCGACCGTCCAGCGTGCTCACCCAGACCTTCGCCGTGATGATGTCGCTGTTGGCGTCCCAGACGTAGCCCCGCGCGGTGTTGGACACGTGGTTCACCGCGGTGCGGACGATCCCCTGGGCGTCCCGCCTGGTCATCGACAAGATGCCGTCCGCATAGGCGTTCTTGCGCGTCCCGACCACCCGCCGCACGATGTCGTCAATGGGCTCCCCGTTCGTCATCCCGAGCTGAAGGGCCGTGGTCAGCCGCTGCTGGTCCACCGCCTCCAGGGTGCTGAACCAGTCCCGGAGGAACCGGCCCTGGAACGGGCGGGAGGTGGCGATGGCCCGGAGCTGGTCCGCGTTCACCGCCATGAAGCCCACCTCAATCGTGATGGAGGACTGTAGCAGGTCGATTTCGGCCTGGCCTTCGAGGACGGCGAGCTGCCCGAGTTCGTCCCGCACCAGGGTCTTGTACTCCGCGAGGGCCGCGGCCCGGGCTCCGCGGATGTCCGTGAGCAGAGCCTTCCAGCGTTCGCCGGTGAAGTCCAGGTCACGGCCCTCGAAGCGGGCGAGCCGGGTGCGCAGGCGTTCGGTCAGGTCGCGGTCCGCCTCCTCCAGGAGCCGGGCGACCCGCTTGGTCAGGCCCGCGGTGTAGCGGCGCAGGTCGATTTGGTGACGCAGCGCGGCGTCCCGGTATGCCTCGTTGATGGTCTGGGTGACGGGGGCGGGAGAACGGCCCGCGGGAGGCTTCGCGGCAGCGAGGCGTTCCCGCATACCATTGTCGCCCAGGTAGTCCTCGCGGAACCTCCCGACCCCCTCCACGAGGAGGGTGCGTTGATCGGTCCCCCCGCCCTGTTCCAAGGCGAACCTCTCCGCGAACCATTCACTCAGGTTCTTTTTTGAATACTCACTAGGATCGCCCAGCCGCTTGCGCAGGTCCTCTCTTGCGGCTTTCCAAGCGGCAAAGCCGTCGTCATCCAACGACTGTTTTATGTGAGCCTCGACCGCATGCGCATATTCGTGGTCGATCAGCGAGGACAGCCCGCGGCCACCCACATTGACCGAGTAGCCGCGATCCGCCATCGCCCGCTCAGCAGCCTCCCAAGTACCCCCCAACCCGTTGGTGGAGAACGTGAGACGTTTGGTGAAGTTGTCGTAATCGGAGGTGAGCCCGGAGGTATAGGCCACCCCCTTGAACACCCGATCCGGGACGCCATACAGCTTCTGGAGCTCGGCGATACGGGCCAGGATGCCGTCATGAACCTCCGGGCTTACTCCAATTTCAGCGAGGGTTGCGGCGGTCTCCTCGAAACCATCCGCGACCCGCTTCATATACACCACTACAGTGTCGGGAGTAGAAGCCATCAGCGTTCCTCCGACTCAGGCTTGGGTCCGTTCATGCCGAAGTGGGTACAACGCCCGATCAACGGGGCGAGGACGATGCTCAGGAGGAGCCAAAGCCCCAAGAAGTGCCAGACGTTCATGACTCGCCTCCAGGATTTCCACCACCTTCTCCGCCTTCGCCGCCCTCGCCTTCGCCTTCGCCCCCACCCTCCCCACCTTCGGGCGGGTTCTTCTGGGCCGGGTCCAGGTCCAAGCCAGCGCGGCCCATCGCCTCGCTGATTTCCTCCATCAGCTCCTCCCAGTCCTCATCCTCATCGAAGTCCTCCGGGAGGACCCCGCGCAGGCGGAGGCCGTTCAGGTAGGTCTTGCGGCTGATGTCGCGCTTCTCGCGTGCGACTTGGAGGGCCTGAAGGCCCGGGGCGTCCATTTCCTCCAGGTCATAGTCCTTCACCAGCTCCACGGTGCCGCCGTTCGGCCCAAGGCGGAGCCAGTCCGCGGTGATGTCCAGGGCCTGGGCCAGGGCGTCCTCGAACAGCCCAGTCATCGCGCTCAGGTCGCTGGTCGCCTCCGCGCTGTCCAGCGCCCGGGCGGTCGCCGTCTGCCCGCCGGTCTTGCGCTTCAGGAACTCCGCGCCATAGCCCGCCATCTGCTCCTCAAGGTCCTTGAGGTCCGTGCGGCCCGCGGCGATGGCTTTGCCGGTGTGCTCCACGTAGTAGAACCGGCCCGCCGGGTCCGGGTTGTACAGCACCTTGTTCGGCCCTACCACCACCGGGTCCGAGTCCTCCCCAGACGCCCCCGAGCAGGCGAGGATCGGGAAGCGGGAGACGGTGAGGATGTGGCGTTGGTCGGAGGCGGACTGCCAGTGCGCCACGTTGATGTGAGCCAGGTCCAGGAGCGGGGGCTTGCCCATCATGAAGCCTTGGCGGTCCGCGTAGAAGGTGACCAGCGGGACGTAGTTCAGCCCCGTCGCCCACTCATCCGCCAGCGCCCACTCCTCCTTCTGGGCGTTGGACTTCTTCACCGGCTCCCAGAGCTGGACAAGGCCCGGCTCCAGGACGCGGATGCGGCGCTTGCAGACCTCCGCGAAGCCGTCCTGCTCCATGTAGTGTTCGATGATGCGGACGTGCTGGAGGACTTCGACCCCGTTGATCACCTCCGACCGGGCGAACAGCAGGCACTCCGGCTTGATCATCACCCAGTACGGGCGCAGGCCCTCCCGGCGGTCATCCGCCAGGGTCCGGGGTTGGCCGTCCTCCCGCGGGGCCGGGCGCGGCATGTCGATGAGGACGTGGCAGAGGGCCTTGGCCATGCCTTCGCGGAACCACTGACGGGCGAACACGTCCAGGTTGTTCCCCTGGAGGTCCACGTCAGTCATGATCGTCTCCTCAATCGCCTTGGGTACGTCCTCGTTGAGCTTGATCGGCTCGCTGAAGGGCTTGCCGCTCATGGTGTCCAGCGTCTGTTCGACCATGTTGAGGAGGACGGCGGAGGCCATGCGCTCCTGATAGCCCTTGTCCGTCTCCTCCTGGTGGCGGGGCAGGTACGTCTCGCCCGCCTCGCGCATTGCTTCGGTCCCGCCCAGCAGCGTCTCGATGACGTGCCAGCGCGGGAGCATCTGGTCATACGCCCCGCTGGTCGTGGCGGGGCTCTTTGGGTCTTTGTCGGCCATGGTCGGTTCTCCTGGTTCGCGGATTCTCGCCCGAAGGCGAGGACCCGGCAAGTTGTATTACATGTTGCCCTGCTTGACGCCACGCAGCTTCTTCCTTACCCGATACCTGATGCAGTCGGCTATGTGGTCCTCCGCCTCCGTGTTCACGTCATCCAGGTCCTTGTCGTCGCGGGGCAGCACCGGGACCGTCTCAATGGTCTGCTGACACCCGTCGAAGATGAACAGCCCAGGGACCTCGCGCGGTCCCCCGCCCGCCGGAGGCAGCGCCCCCTTGAGCAGCTTGCGGATTTGCTCCCAGCCCTGCTTGCGCGAGCCTGGGCCCTTGTCCGCGGGCGTCCAGCGCACGCCCTTCTTCTCCATGTCCACGGCGATGCTGTTGCCGTTCTCCACGTCGAAGATGGAGGAGTCAGCGGGGCCGGGCTTGACCCGACCTTCCAGCGCCCAGTCATCCTCCCGGTCCTTCACCCCTTGGGCGACCTCCGAGGCGAGCATGCGGACGCCCTCGTTGCGGGTTCCGTTCCAGCCATACCACTCCTGGATCAGGTACAGATCGCCCCGCACCTTCCCGTACACGCGGCCATTCCACTCGAACGGCTCCCCATTCGACTCCGCCCACCACAGGACGGCGAAGGGCTTGGAGCTGCCCCAGTCGAAGCTGCGGTCAATCTTCCACCGCTTCGGGATCACCGACAGCGGGACGGAGGGCACCACGTGTACGTCCCCGCGGTAGATGTCGTCAAACATCCCTCCCGCGATGATGTCCCAGGAGCCGTGGAGCCAGGCGGCGAGTTCGGAGGGGTTCCGGGCCGCGGCTCGAATCTTGCTGATGTACTCCGGGTCAGCGTGGAGCAGGATTTGGTTCTCATAGATGGACCCGTGGATGGCGACCCGGGGCGGTTCGCGATCGCCGTCTCGCATCGCGTCCAGGATCACCCGACCGCGCATGTGGGGGAGGCGGAAGCGGGCCTTGACCCAGTTGTGGCCGGGGCCGTAGGGGTTGGTGGTCGCCCGGTAGCAGCGGGGCATCCCCGGCTTCGTGGAGCGGCAGCAGGACATCATGACGGTGTAACACTTGTCGTCGGGCCAGTTGCAGAGTTCTTCCCAGCCAATCCACGGGTATGCGTGGCCGTGGTAGTTCCAATAATCCTCCGGCGACTTCATGTGACGCAGCAGCAGCTCCTCGCCGTCCGGGAAGGTCCACTTGTGCTCCACCTTGTTGTACTTGGCCCCCGGGAAGATGCGCTTGAACCACTTGTTGGTCTTGTTGATCACGTCCGACAACTGGGGGTAGGTCTGACGGAACAGGATGCCCCGCCACTCCGACCCGTAGCCCTTCCCCACATGCTGAAGGAAGTCCATCAGCAGGCAGTCGGTCTTGCCCGGGCCGCGCGTCCCCTCATACAGCACCTCGAAGATCGGGTGTGCCATGAGGAAGGCGAGCTGCGACCCGTACTGCGGGCACCAGGTCGCCTCCGACTCCTTGCCCGTCTCCGGGTCCACGTAGTAGCCCCGCAGCTCGCCGGGCTCCGCCTCGCGCCACTCAATCGGGTAGTCCGGGCGGGCCGCGATGGCGACCGCCTTGCTCACTTCGGTCTGGGCAAACATCAGCTGCCCTCCCCGGTCGGACGGCCCACGGTCCCGCGGGCGAGGTCCCCAAACTGGTTCTGCCACTCGTTGATCGTGGCCGGAGCCCCCGGGACGATCAGCACGCCCCCGCCCGATCCGCTCTGGCTCATGCCCGATCCGTCCTTGTCCTTGAACTCCGGCTTGTGTGCGCGGAGCATCGCCAGCATCATCGAATCGCTGTACACCTTCTCATAGGTGATGATCTCATCCTTGAACTTCCCGCCGATGATCGGGCGCTCCACGCCGTCCCGCGCCCGCTTCAGGGCCGGGGCAAACATGTTCTCGTCAATGAAGGCTTGCAGCGCGTCCTCGAAGGCTTCGGCAAACTCCGGGTCACGCTTCAGATGATCATACAAAGTGGTGATGGAGACGCCCACCGCCTCCGCGCAAAGGGCGCGGCACCCATTCAACTCCGGGTGCGACCGGAACAGGTCCAGGAACTGCTGCTTGCGGTCCGAGGTGAAGGGCACCATCGGCTTCCGCTGAAGTTTTTCAATCGGGCGCATCACGCTCCCCTCTCAGTGTACTGTTCGTCAATCGCGCATCACGCGGCGATCCGTCCCCGGCCTCACGCCCAAGGACATCCTTGCCGCGAGTATAGCGTGAGGTTGTACATTAGCCAAGGGCGAGGGTCGCGCCCGCGGGAGTCGATGAGCCCAGGTGTATGCTGGAGCGAATTGCCCAAGCAGGCACGCGGCGTCCTCCGCTTAGGTTCGAGGGGTCGCGCTTCACTTCCACGTCCGAAGAAGTAAAAAGTCAAGCGGGCAAAAAGGCCATATAAAACAGCCCTTTATAGATAGATAGATAGATAGATACTTAACTTACTTAACTTACTTACCTTAGCCCCCTGGGAGCCCTTCGGACACCAGAAAGCCTCAACAAGGATTCTCCTGGGCCGGTCCGCCGGGTCGATTTGTCGGGCGAATTTATTTCAGGTAAGAATCCCAAGTAACCTAAGCGCAAGGTGCGGGAACCCCAGACGGGCTTGACTTCCCGCCACGCCTTGCTTCATACTTTTTCGGAGCCGAACCCAAGCGCACTCCCGTAACCCAAGCGCACCCGGTCGAAGTGGAGAAGGAGGAGGGAGCCCCGCCGGTTTTCCCGCAGCCTTCGGCCTCCTGTAGTGAAGTCGGCACCATTGCCGCCCGGCGGGGCATTGATCGTGAGGAGGTCTTCAGCGGCCTTCCATGTGGTCGAACACGGCTTGGTCGATGCGTTCGCGCTCCGCGTCCGTCAGCTTCCGCTCCAGCCAGGGCGCGGGGCGTCCGCGGCGGTCGCGGACTTCCCATTCACCGCACCCGCCTTCCGCCGGGTAGCAGTATTCCGGCGGGCCGCTCACCTTCGCGGGCACGTAGGGTTCCCAGTAGGTGACCACGATGAGGCATGGGATGCCTGCCACGCGGTCCTCGAACTCAGCCAGCGCCATTGGTTCAGTCCATCACCACGGAAAGGTCCAGGCCCTGGAGGAAGAAGCCCAGCTTGTCATTCACGGCCCGTTCGATTTCCTTGCGGATCGTCGCAGCCCGTTTCCGCTTCTCCGTGTACAAGCTGTACGTGATCCGGTTCCCCCAGACGCTGTCACGCACGCTGATTCCGATGCTGGGGCGGTTCAGACACGTGCTGTACTTGTCGGAGGTCTTGCGGATCGTCGTGAAGTGGAGGTCATTCACCACGAGGTTCTGCGAGTTCTCCCCGATCACCTCCAGTTCCTTCGACTCGAACTTGTTGGCAGCTCCGATGATCCCGGAGCCGTCCGCAATTTCCACGTAGTAGTGCTTGATCAGTCTCTTCATGATTCAGTTCCTTGACGGTATGGAAGGGAGCCGGACCCAGTGATCAGTCCCGGCTTCGTTGTCGCAGAGTCGCCACAGCGTGCCGTCCTCGCATTCGACAACCACCTGGCGGACCAGGTAGCCGTCGCGGGTCGTGCCCACGGAGGAGGTCATGGACCGCACGCGGCGGTCGGGCGGGGTGTTGGGCGTGTTCATGCGTCATCCTCCGGCGGGTTCCCGCCTTCCGTCCCGTCGCAGAAGGTACAGCGGTCAGGACCCAGCGTGCTTTGTTGAAAGCCGGTCGCCTCGCAGGTCGGGCAGGTCCGGTTCTCCTCGAAGTCCTCCGCCGGGAAGGCGTGCCAGCCGTAGCCCAGGGCGTCCGCGGGCGGGCCTTCGGGCTTCTCCGCCGGGATCGGGTCGCCGCTTCGGGTCAGGCTCCAGTCATCGAACTGCGCCACGACATGGCCGTGGGTCGCCTCGCGCAGCAGCGCGGTCTTGCCGATTAGGTGCGGGATCGGGCCGCGGTAGATTCCCCGCTTCATGCTCCGCCCTCCTTCGCCCACGGGCAGTTCGGGGCCGTGTGGCCTTCCCCTCCGCACAGGGCGCAAGCCTTCAGGGCCGCGCGGACTTCGCCCGGGACCTCGTTGAGCAGCTGGATCGCGTTGGCGTCCAGGGCGCTCGCGCCCCAGTTGAACTTCGGCAGGGCCTCCTCGAACAGGCGAGCGGCCCGGGCGAGGGTCGCCTGGGCGTCCGCCGGTCCGGGAATCTCCAGGAAGTGGCGGAAGATGTCCGCGGCGAGGCGGGCCGCTCCTTCACGAGTCACTTGGACGTACCCGTGGTCACTCGTGATTTGGAGACAGTAGCCCCGGGCGTCTCCGCCATAGAACCCGGTCAGCTGGTAGCCTTCCCGGGGGCGGTTGATCAGTTCGGTGCTCATCATTCACCTCCCGGGGCGTTGCTCAGGGCTTCGTCCAGCTCGCGGCGGTCGATGGTCACCCCGACCTCCTCCAGCATGTCCGCGGCGAGTTCGAGGAGGGACGCCCGGGCGCGGGCTTCCGATCCGCCCAGGGGGTCGTTCACGTGTTCCGCGCAGTCGCGGAGGTCGTTGAGGGTGTTCTCCCAACGACAGTAGCTCATATTGGCCATGGCGGGCTCCTTCCGGGGGCGGTTGATCAGTTCGGTGCTCATTTTTCATCCTCCTTCGATCCCCACAGCTCCGCGTGCAGATCACTCATCACGAGGGCCGCGCGATACTCCCGAGCGTGTTTGTTTTCGCCATGCTGGTTAGCCAACCGAAGCTCGAAAATCTCCCGTGTTATTTGGCGTTGACAACCGGCATCGAACCTCAAACCCTTGTCGGTGATGTAGGCGGCGAAGTACGCGCAGCGCGATCCGATAGGGCCGATTTGGAAGATGGGACGTTCTCCGACCAATGTGCAGTCGTCCTTGATCTTGGCACCCGCCAGGTAGGCACGCGCCAGGTTGGCCCCCGCCAGGTAGGCACCCGCCAGGTCGGCACCCGTCAGGTTGGCACCCGCCAGGTCGGCACCCGTCAGGTTGGCACCCGTCAGGTTGGCA